CAGCAACGCATCTCGCCATTTTAAATCGCCTTTGGCGATGGGGCGAGATGCATTCAAGCCAAAACATGCATCCTCCGTGTCAATCAGCGGAGTGATTGACACGGGAGTGAACAGTAACTCTGCTCTTACAATCTGCCTTTTAATAATTCATAAGCCTGTGCCAGAATAGCTGCGTGATCCACTGCAATTCCTCCACCCTCTTTTACAACATAGTATTTTTCTTTGACCAATTCTGTCAGCTCCTTTTTCTGAACAACTGCATTCATTTTCTGATCCTGATTCTGAATTGTCAGATGATATTCCGTCTTTTCCCATCCATCTTCTTCATATGCTGTCTCCGGTTCCATCTCTATCTCAAACCATGCTGCATCTGCCGCATCATCTCCGGCCTCTACACTTACATCCGACTCCTTTACGATAGAAAGATACGCACTTGTAATAATCCTTGCTCTCGGATCTCTCTGATAATCTCCATAACAGGCAAACTGTTCCACCGGAAGTCCGCTGACTCCGGTCTCTTCCTGCAGTTCCCGTCTTGCTGTATCCTCCAGATTCTCCCGCAAATTTACAAATCCTCCCGGAAGAGCCCAACACCCAATACTGGGATGATTTCCTCTCTTAACCAAAAGCACCTTTAATCGTCCTTCTTTCAGTGCCTGTTCATCTTTATAAGAGAAAACAACTGTGTCTGTTGTACAACACGGATTTTTATATCGATATGGATCATATTCTTCCAGAAATTCTTCCAGTGTCTGTCCTTTCCCATTCCGTTCTCCTGTCCCATAAAATGGTGTGATGTCTTCTAAAAACGATGCCATATCCGTTCCTCCTTTTCACTTCTTTCAAAACACTCCCAACATACTCATCGGTTCAAAAAAACGACCGATTTCTGTCAAAAGATTCGCAAAATAAACACAAGTTCCTGCTTCTGCCTCTGGATGTGATTCTTGAAAATCATAACACTGTACTCCCACAAGCGGTGCATGTGCTTTCTCCCAATCCCGTTCCAAAATCTCATGAATCTGTTCTTCATCCTCTTCGCCAACCTGAAGAAAAATCTCAATGTTCTGCCTCATCGCATCAAAAAAATGATAAAATTCCGGCAGATATTCTTCCATCTCCCATACAAACTCTGTAAACGTCTGTAACGCATCTTTCAGTTCTTTTAATTCACTTGTTTCATAATTCTTTTCGCTCATACGGCTTCCCCTTCTGCAGAACCCGTCACCTTGAACCACCACTTCAATTAACTTCAGTATAACATATTTTATGACAAGTGAAAGAATCTTCAACAAGGAATTGCTTTTTTCTTTCAAGCCTGTAAGTCCATAGGAAAGTCTGTAAAATTCCTACGGATTGGAATTTCCACAAAAGAAAAACCCCGAAAACACCGCACTTACGGGCACTTCCGGGGAAAGGTTCAAAGCTGTCTAGGGGAGTGCCTACATATATAAATAGGTACAAACTAATGCGAAATAACGCATTTTTAAGCACTTTCAACGTTGAAACCGTACAACAAAATACAATATTTTGCCCCATGAAAGCCCCATGAAAGCCCCACGTAAATGATACAATATTAATGCCCCAGAGTCAAATGCTCCGGGGCATCTTTTTACTCAATCCAAGCCTGGAACTTGTCAATGAATCTGTATTTGTCTCCGGCGAATCCGTCCATGCCACTTGCTTTCAGTGTATCGACCTGATCTGCGTAGAAGTTCTTGTTGTTCTGTACAGAGACTCTGTAGTGAACCATCTTGTACTTATATCCTTCCGGTGTAATGTAGTACAGTTCAACTGCGAGAATCTCTGAACCATCTCCGAGGATTCCATTCTGCTTATCGTTCAGATCATAGCTGTTGCCGAATGTGAGGTATGGCAGCCAACCATTCTTTCTTGTGTATACTCGGCAGCGGATACTTCCCTTGCTTACCTTAATGGCAAGCCACTTAATCGAAACATTATCACATTTCCCAGCCCAGTCGATTTTATTCACCACTGGTGGCCACCATCTGTCTGTGAAAGCCTGATATGTGATATCGACTTGTCCTAAGTCTTTCTTTTCCGCTGGCTTAGATGGTGCTGACGGTGTAACAGGCTGAACACTTCCACCGAACTCCATGTAGCAATAGTTGACATCTACTCTTCCATTAACTCCATCTACCTGACCATCAGAAGCATACTGCCAAATCGCATACTGACCATTGTAAGTATCTTCCGGAAGATTCTTGTATCTTGCCATCCATTCGATGTATTTACCACGAACACTGCCAAGGTGGTTACTGAACCAGCTTAAGGATGCGTAGATTCCCGGAGTATATCCAGCTGCTTTAAGTCCTTCACAGACAATCTCACAGCATCTAGGAGCATAGTTCTGTGTTCCCGGCTCTTCCACATCAAGGAAGATAGGTAACTGGAAGGTATGACCTTTAATCAGTCTCAGGATATGGTCAAGCTCACTCTCTGCCTGTCTGTCACAAGTAGCATAGCTGTACAGATACACTCCTACTGGGATTCCAAGTCTTTCACATTCAGCAAGGTTTCTCACCCACTGCTTATCATCCTGTGATGCGATATTATCTCCATATCCACATCTAAGGATAGCTCCGGCACAACCGGATGCCTTGACTCTTTCCCAGTTAATGACTCCGTTATGATAGCTGACATCAATAATAAGTTTACTCATACCAGCCACCTTCTTTCAGTTCTACTTTCTTCTGCTCGATCTCCGTTGCGTGTTCCTCTGCAAATTTCTGCATTGTTTCCAATGACGTTCCTTCATTGTCTGAGATTTCCTTTGCGGATAATCCGTAGGCGAAACTCTTAATAATTTCTTTTACTGTCTGCTCTGTCATAATTACTCTTCCTTTCCACTCTGCTTGATTAACTGGTTGACATAATTACTTAATCCAGCCACTAAAATTCCCTGTACGATTGCGGTAAACAGTGCCATTGCGATATCCTGTCCTGTTCCGATAGCGCAAGTTGCAATCACGTAGATACCGCAGATCACGATTCCGGCAATTCCTAAGATGCTAGGAATATACTTGTCTGCGATAGTCTCAGACTGCTTAATTGCCATGCCGATAAAGTACAGTGCAATAGCTACTACAATAAGTTCTGGTTTCACATAGTTGATAATCTGCTCCATGTTCTTTCTCCTTATCCTAATCCAATCTGCGTTGCTACCAATCCGATCACAAGTCCGAGAGCCGCTGTGAGAACATATTTGACTACTGTTCTCCACATTTCTCCATCTCTGCCCTCTAAGGCTTCTAATCTCTCTCCTTGCTTTATCTGTTCATTTGCCATATTTTTCATGTTGTTCGCAAGCTTCTCAACAGATACCGTAAGTGCTGTGTTCTGCTTTACAGCTTCTTCCAACAGCTCAATCCGTCTATTCTGTCTATGTTGCTCGTCCTCGATACGTTTGGCAAATTCTGTATGTTCTTCTCTTCCTACATATTCCATCACCATTCTCCTTAAATACTTATAATTCTGATTCAATGTTAATACAGCTAATTATGATATTTATGCAATCTTAAGATAATTGTACTGGATTTTTAGTGGATGATTGTACCCATATTGGAGTCATAGATGAAATAGTAAGAAGGTCTCATATACAAAATACGCAACTATCAATCCTACAAAAGAATCTTCACTTATATTAGACGATGCAAGTACATATCTAGTTTGTTATGCCGGAATTGATGCGGATAATATTAGGAACATTGGTTTCTCCGTGGTTATTAGTAGATCATCAAGCAACACTAAAGGAAGTGTACTGAATGTCAAAACAGAGGTTTCTCAGATAAAATTAAGCTTAAACGAAAACGTATTAAAAATTACAGCTACTGTATGGGGTAGAATTTCCGCAATCAAATTATGAAATAGTAAGAAACAAGGCGTGTTAAAGACAATTGCCAAACAATACTCAACAAATGAACAAGGTGTCATTACCACGGAAATAAATAGAACAGCTGTTGTTGTATCTTGCAGAAGTAACAACGTAATTGTCGATCCTTTTGTAACACCGGGAATCGATTATTGGAATGCAAATATCCAGAATATTAGTGGTAACATACCAAAGAACACAAATGTATATGTTGTATTCTTCTATTTTGAATAAATAGTAAGAAGATTTGCACCCAACAGATATATGGGAGTGCCATATATAAGGATTGCAATGATCTCCCTGTTGGAGAATCTGCTATAGCGTTTCGTACAGCTTTACATAAACCCCAAAACGATGATTCAATATGGTTTATTTTCTGTATGGGTGCACCTTCAGATGGCATCAAGTATCAAGTGGCGATTCGGTATTTATACACTTTGGTTGTAAAAACTAGAACATGGAACTCAACGAATGAAGTGTGGAATGATTGGAAATAAAATAGTAATGCTCTTTTCACATGGAAGGGAGATCTTGCAGAAAAAGTTAAAAATACGCTTACTATCAGCAAAAGCAATCCATATAACACAGTTGTTGTCATCATTTCAAACAATGATAGTTTATTCTTTTACATCGACAGCACTTTTAGGGGTGAAAAAATAAAGGACAATCCATCATGTACTGTTGAAAGAATTGATAATTCAAAGTTTAGAATTATACATAACAGTTATGGAAAAGCGTTGATATTTTCAGTTGGATCATTTAACTGTTCAGTTACTAAATAACCACTATGAAATAGTAAGAGTCTTTCGTCTATACGAATAGCCGCGAACTCAGAAGCAACAATTCCGCTTCCGACTTATTGCTCTACACTCGCACTTGGAACAGTAGCAAGTCATATAAATGGATTTTACCTTATATCAAGAAAGGCGGACAGCGTATCCATAACCCCATTGATTAACGAATTAAAAGGCACTGATTTTCAAGTGGCTGTTGTAGACAATGCGTTGATAACTATAAAAACTCAATCAGCAACCGATATGAGAGTTATTTATATGAAATAGTAATCTTGGAAAGAAGAATACCGTTGACGTTGGTGAAGCGTATTTGAATGAAAATGGTTATTGTCTCCTTACGGATAGATTTCCAGAACTATCAAATGCGAATCTTATAACCATTGCTTACTACGAGACAATTGAACCAACGGCAGCTATATCAGTATATTGCTCATCTTATAATGCCTATATATTTGGCTCAAAAAACACGCATATAACTGGGTTAAAAATAATTTATTGGAAATGATAAAATAGTAACAGCTTAAAGGATCTGGTTGAAATAAACCGATACGGTGATATGACTATCAAATCCACCGGATCTACGATGTCATTCCAAGTAAATTGGAAAGGAACACTTCACAAACTTGTTTACGACACTAATGATACATTGATAATTAAAACAAGTAAAGATGGCGGTCAAACATGGACTACTAAAAGAACGCTCTAGTAATCAGCAATCTCCGATTTCATCAACTAACAAAAGTGTGTAATTTCACCTCTTTTTGAGTCATAATTGGCTTAGAAAGGGGTGTTTTTTATGGAAAAAGACATTAATATTATCATCAAAAATGTTGTAAACATGATGCAAGAGGAACTTACTGATGAACAGCTACACAAACTTGAGAATGTGCTGTACATTTCATTCCACGGAGTGAAGTTGCAAGAGGAATGCACTTCGCTTGTGACAAGTCAAGCGCACTGGGATAAGATTCTAAAGTTATTCATAGCCAGTAAACGCTTGGAGAACTGCTCACAAGGCACGATTGACCGCTATGTGGATTGTGTGACCAAGCTAGTAAACTATCTGCACAAGAGATTCGAGGACATTACCACCAATGACATTAGATATTATCTCGCAATGTACCAAGAGACAAGAAAAGTGTCCATATCCTACATGGATTCCATCAGACGATACTTCTCATCATTCTTTGGTTGGCTCTCTGACGAAGGATTTATAGCCAAGAACCCAATGAGACGTATTAAGCACATGAAAGTGCCACAGCGCATCAAAAAGCCGTTTACGTCCGCAGAAAGAGAACATCTTAGATGTAATGCGGAATGTCAAAGAGACGTTGCAATTATGGAGTTTCTGTACAGTACCGCAGCTAGAATCGGTGAAGTTGTGATGCTAAACCGCAATGACATTGATTGGGGCAACAAGGAAGTAATCATCTATGGCGAAAAAGGTAAGAAAGAGCGCAAAGTCTATCTTACAGATGAGTGTGCCTACCATCTCAAGAAGTACCTCATGACACGAACTGACATGAATCCAGCGTTATTTGTGTCGAATCGCAAGCCTTATAACCGCATGGGAAAGGAAGCTATATGGTCAATGTTGTCGAAACTAGGTAAAAAGTCCGACATCCACACGCATCCGCATAAGTTTCGAAGAACTCTACTCACGGATGCTGGAAGTCGAGGTATACCGTTGCAAGAAATTCAAGCCTATGCTGGTCACAAGAAGCCTGACACCACCATGATGTACGTTACAGTTAATGAAGATAACGTTAAGGCATCATTTAGACGGTATATAGCATAGCTTTTTCTAGCATCAATATTGATTTTTTAAAAGCCACCTTTCGATGGCTTGTTTGCTATGCCTAAAAATATTGCTGATACGCTTATGATCGTGCTGTTTTAGACCTGCTCCTGTAATAGAGGAAATCGGAGATTAGAAAATCTCTTTTATATTTCATCTGAAATTAAAAATACGACACATTTGCCGGACATATTGCTAGGAAAATTTTTGCTTTTATACTCAAGTTTATACGTTCCTGTTTCCATATATCCTGTTGCGGTTGGTTCTGTAATTGTATTCTGCACGCACTGAGATATAACTTTTTCATCCCAAGATGTTAAAGACAATCTAAGATGCCTTCCGTTATTTGATAACTCTGTTTTAAACATTACGAGACCATGCAAATTTTTTAGTTGAGGAATCGAAAATGTCATTGTTTGGGTGGAGCTATTGTAAATGCCTTGAACTTCAAACTGTAGGATACGCTTACTATTTAATCCTTTCAACTTCAAAATCTTTCATACCAATTATTCCCAACGCAAACCTTTCTTTATCGTATACAGAAGTAATAGTAATGGTAAGATAATCTTTAGAAATTTCGCATTTTGAAAACTTTCCATCCTCAATTGCAGTTGTCAGGTATCCATTTGAATACACATATAGTGATTTAACCGTTGCAATAAATAAAATATTTTGGAATGTTCTAAGTTTAACTGTATATATACAACCACCAGAATCTACGGTAAAAAATGACTTACTATTTTATGTTCTGCTTGATGTGATTGTTCCTGATGCTATTGAACCACCAAGTATGCAAATACAATGCGTAAACTCATTTTTAAGCACAATCCGTATTGTAGCGTTCTCTACTGTAATCGAAATACCGTTTATTGTTACATTTGTATTTTTGCTTATTGAAATGCAATATGGAGTCTGCCCGTCTTGATTGTTTGTGCAAAGCATAATAGTACCATAACAAAGTGACGGTGTTCCGACTTCGACAGTAATATTTTTTACATCAGAAAGACCGAACACTCTTATACGACCAAAGATATTACTATTTTATGATTCCTCTTTTACAGTTGCTGTTGCTATATTTTTATAATTAGCAATAATGACCACGTTAGAAAAATTTGGTAAATTTGAAAATACTACTTCCTCATTCATACCGCTAACCTGATAATTAACAAGCACTTGGCTGGATGCATCTAGAGTTTTTACCGATCCAAACAGACCAGTTAGAAAAACATTGCCACCAAACATAACAAATGGAGCGTATCGTAATGCATTATTTGGGTTTTTATTTATAGAAATAGTAATTGACTTTATGTTAGCACCAGAACTTCTATAAAATAAATAATCATTGAAGAGTTCATTACTATTTAATTCATTAACTGCCCCGATCAAAGTCTTGTTAGTAGTTCCTAACTTTGCGATAACTGCCGTAGTCATCTTATTGACAACATAATCCCATACCTTGTCCAGCAGTGTACGCTTGTTTGCATTTGCATCCTTGTCAAGAATCATAAGTTCATCATTGTCTTTCAGTGCTGTTTTTGTTGTGTACTTTGTCCATTCCATGATTAATTCTCCTTATCCTTGTTCTGAATCTGATTTACAATGGCATCTGTCTGTTCTGCCATATATGCTACCTGTTGTCTGTATTCATCTTCCAGTAGTGATTCAATGATTAAGCTGATAACAGCACCATCCAAGCCATATTCGCTTGCAGCAGTATTGATGGCTAGTCTGATGCAATTTCTACATTGATTTACACGGAAATTGAAAGGCAACGCAAGTTTTTCTTTCTTTTCCTCTGCCATGATTGCTCCTTTCTACAGAACTTTCCACAAATCTTCTGATTCCTCAGGAGAATTCTCTTGTGTAGTTGTATGAGACTTCATGCATTTACACAGCACAAGATTCTCCTCAATTTGCGGTTCTCCATCATCAAGTGCTACTGTGGCAACCGCATTGGATACACGTACCGCATAGCGTTCACCCTCTTTTACTTCCATGCCCTCTTTCCATACAGGAAAACAGCACGGCAAGGATGCCGCCTGTTCGTCTGTAAGGTTACTGGCTGTCAGTTCGATCAGTTTTCTAATCTGCCTTGCAGCTTCTGTCATACTCATGATCTTCCCCCAGTATAATTTTTAATGCCGTGTCTGTCTCTCTTTCTACGGTCGTGGTTGTCTGTACACTGTCTGGTGTTTTCACAACTACTTCGGCTGTCTGTAATATATGAGTTCTTTTTTCATCCATGATGTGTTCCCTCCTAACTGCTCCATGTACCAGCAATCAGTATTCCATTTTTGAACTGCATTTTACAACCATTTGCATAGGTGCAATTTCCGTCACTCTTCATGTTGGTTATCTGCGTAAAATTAAGTGTTCCTGTTACCCCTCCACCCTCAAATGAAGGATTTTTAAGCGTCCATCCATGCATGTCCATATTGCATCCAACATGCAAAGTATCTTTGGAAAAATTGTCGAACGCACCACTTGCGTAAGTTAATTTCATAGAATACGCGTCTGCATTTGGAGATTCCTTGTATGACCATGACATATACCAACCGTCATAATCAAGGTCGAATACCAAGCCTTGTACATTGTTGTTGCTCTTCGTACAGTTCGTACCGATATGACCAAGAAGCTTGTCATCCCAGTAATATCTCGTATATCCACCACTCATCTCCGCTTTTCTGTTGCTGGACACAGTGTTTACCGTTCCGTTGATGTTTGCACCCTGACAAGTGAGGACTCCATTTTCTGTCATACTGGAATAGGTTGACTTCCAACTAATCTTGTTTGCTTTCAAGCGGATAGAATCTGCTTTCTGCTCAATGATTGACGCCACATCGTCCGCTGTGACTTTCAGATTTATCTTTCCATCGAGGACTTCTATTTGCGCAATAGCTTGATTCGCCACTGTATCATCTGTGTACTTCGTAGCAAGCACCCAGTCAGATGCATTATAACTTCCACTAGCTCTTGCTGTGCTACATCGCATCAAGTCTCCTGTACTTCCCTGTGTCCAGAGATCTCCGACATCATAAGGCGGAGTAGGTGTTGTCGTGAATACTCTTCGCTTGCCATCTGCGGTATCTTGAGCCTTCGATGCAGCTTCCATTGCATTGTTGATATCTTCGTCCTGTATCAACTGCCACTTCCACGCACCATCAACTTTCAAGAATCTGTAAGTATATCCTTTCGACTGCCAGAAGAACAAATCACCATTGTGCTGAGATTTAAGATTGTCTGTTGTCCAATCCTTTGCCGGTATATTACTTAAGGTAGGCTCATAGTCGTAAAACCATGTTTCTATCTTTCCGTCAATCTGTGTCTGTATGGAATCAATCTTTGGGTCGTATACATTTTTGATGAAATCATCTACTGCTGAATCATCTGTGTAAGTATCTTTCTTTGCCCAGTCGGAAGAATTGAAACTACCGCTTTCTCTTGTCTTGATACATACAAGAATCTCTGTCCCAGTGAACCATAGGTCATTCTGCTCGTAAGGTGGATTCGGCCGCGCAGCGTAAATGGATGATTTACCGTCAATTTTGTCAAATACTTCATCTGGAATGGATTTGTCATGCCATTCACCGGAACTGTAGATGTATTCGCTGTTGTCCTTTGTACAGTGCCACAAATCACCCTCATGTAAGGCTTTTTCAGTTTCTACAGTGGTCTGTATCTCATTTCCAGATACATCAAGGATGGAATTTCCGTTGATATCCGACCACGGCCAAGTTTCTGTCCCTCTCCAATTCACGGATGGATCTGATTCCTGATACCATGTTTCAACTTTCTGGTCGAGCTGATTCTTAATGGAGTCCAAATCACTGGCGTAGGTATTGTTGATGAAGTTCTTGATAGCTGTATCATCTGTGTACTTCGTAGCTCTTACCCAGTCGGTGGAATCATAGTTTCCTGTCTGACGCGCATTGACACAACGCATCAGGTCACCATTCTCACCTTGCACCCACAAGTCATCAACATCATAAGGTGGATAAGGAGTTACCGAGAAAACACGTTTCTTTGTCATGGCGAGATTGTTCGCTGCTTTTGCATCCGCATCAGATAGTTTCTCCCAAGATGTACCATTCCACCGCCTGGTGACTTCTTCTTTCGGACTGTACCATAAATCACCCTTATGCTGTGCCTTTAATTCATCCGTAGTCCATGCGCCGGATGGGTCTTCTGCTTGGTTGTATGTCTCAATCTTACCGTCTATCTGATTTTGGAGGTCTGCTCCAAGTACATCCAGTTCAGCTTTTACTTCATTGGCTCTTGTATCGTCTGTATACTTTGATGCCTTTTCCCAGTCTGATGCCGAGAAAGAAGCCGATTCACTTCTTGCAACACAGCAACGCATGATGTCACCACCATCACCCTGTACCCAAAGGTCACCTATGTCGTAAGGTGGCTGTGGAGTCACTACAAAGACTCTACGCTTATGATCTGCTGTATCCTGTGCTTTCTCCGCAGCTGCAAGTGCTTTCGTAATATCGGCATCTTGCAATAATTGCCATTTCCATGCTGCACCATCTTGCAAGAACCGGTAAGCATATCCTTTGGATTTCCAGTAGAACAAGTCACCTTCATGCTGTTTGCGTTCCTCAGTGGTTGTCCAATTCACCGCTGGTTCATTCTGTAAGCTTGGCTCGTAATCGTAGTACCAAGTTTCAATCTGTCCGTCTATCTGCGCCTGTAGTTTGGCAATAGCTGGGTCGTACACAGCTGTTACGAAAGAATTCAGTTCAGAATCATCCGTATACTTATTACGTTTTTCCCAATCGGAAGATACGAAATTTCCTGTCAATCTCGTTGTTGTACAGGTCATAATGTCTGATGTGTCACTGTCAAACCACAAGTCACCGACTCTATAAGGTGTATATGGAGTTTCAACGAATATCTGAGCTTTACCGTCAATTTCATCGAAGACTTCATCCGGTACTTTCATTTCAACCCACTGGCCATCTTGATACCTGTATTCCACATTTGTATCACTGTTTTTCCACAGGTCTCCTTCGTGAAGAGCTTTACCACTTTCAACAGTTAATAGAATCGAATTCCCAGAAACGTCTTTAATAGGGCTTCCATCAATGTCACTCCACTCTGTTTCTGATGTTTCGCCCCAGTTCACGGAAGGATCGGTTGGCTGCAACCAGGTTTCAACTTTTCCGTCTATTTGTTTCTGTACTGATTCCTGATCCGCTTTGTAAACATTGTTCACAAAGTTATCAACTTTTTCGTCCGCTTTTTCACCAGCTATTTCACTAACAGACTTTCCTGTTATAGTTACTGATTCTGCATTAATAACTACTCTTCCGGTTTCTGTATCAGCGTAAAAAGTGATATTTCCGTTCTTATCTTTAACAATAATTGATCCTGAATTGATGTAATCTGCATTAATTCCTACAGTGTATAGAATCCTTGTAATCAGATCACCAGTAAGAAATAATCCATAAGGATATGTCTTACCACCATCATTCGAGATACCAATGGCTTCAGATGTGATTTTAATTACATTCTTCGATTCTTCTACTGTCGGCTTATCATGGATATATGTTATCGTGCTTCCGTCTGGCTGAGTAACTTCTGTAGCATACATTCCAGATGCATTCTCAAGTGTCTTATTAAGGTTCTCGACAGCTTCTTCAAACTCTGTCTTGGTATTTTGTACATTCTTTTTCACTTGCTCATATATTTTTGTAGCTTCGCTGTAGTATGTACTCTTCTGCCGCTCCGGGTCTTTAATACCGCATGACAATTGACTGTTTCCAAGATAATTGAATTCATTGGATGTGACAAATGTTGGATATACTTTTTCTTTTCTATCCACAACGCACACAAGGTCCATAAATTCAATCGTAGGATCCGGGAAGAATTCTCCACTGAATGACCGCATGTGCGAACCAATCAGTACTTCACCGATCAGCTGTAGAGCTTCCTCCTCGTTCCCTTCAATAAGAGGATTCGTGATTTCCAATGCATAGTCCTCAGTACCTCTTAACAGTATTGTACTCTTGTTTTCTTCCTTCTTTGTGGTCGCAATTCCAGTGATTGTAACCGGGTCCGTTCCGATATCAGGATCCGTTGGATAATTCTCTAATATGCAGTATCCGGCCCCTTCTTTTAAATCTGCTTTTTTTGTGATGTTTGCTATTGGTGAAAAATCATAGCTCTTAATCGTAAGTGTTCCATTCTGGATAATCGCATTTCCAGCAGCAATCTGTGCAATATATCCGATTACCTCTCGGCAAGTTACCTTTTCCGGTGCGTTCTTGATAGAATAATCCTGATTCTTAAATGTCGGACTTCCAAGAGATATGTCGCATGTGTTACATACTTCTCTTAAGAGTTGTCCGGCAGTAGTTGGATAAGATAGCTTTGAACTGAAATCAATGTCTGCTTTATGCATATCATCATATCCAACAAGCTCAATCGTGTCACCGACAGCAGTTGGTTCAAGGACTGTGAATGTTCCTTCTAAGAGCCTTTCTGTTCCGCTGCTTACGTCCGCTTCTGTATGCAGTGATATTTGTGCGTAATAGAAATCATAATTAGAATATCTCTCATCCAGGTTATCAATAACCAATGTGATAGATTTGGAGAGCGCGGATCCCAAAGGAAATCCGTTACCTCCATCTTCTGAATATCCATTTCCACTGATGAAAAAATCATTTTCTGAATCAAGGACTAACTTCTCGCCGTTTTTCAGTGTAATCGATGCGTAAGCATAGAACGGACCGCCTGACTTTATGATGTTTTTGAATTCGTTGCTTACATTCTTCATAATCTACCTCTAACTTTATAAGGTCAGCGATCATCTCTAAATGATGACCGGTATAAACTACAATGGATTAACTGATGTGACCTGAAAGCTCAGTTCATCCAACTTTTCTTCTCCGACTACTAGACTGATACAAGGTGCGTTGAAATTTGCAGCATAGAACGGTGCTGTTTCCCACACTCCCTTGTAAACGTTATAATGGAAGAAATCAAACTCCGCTTTGCCAAGTACCTGTTTCAAAATCTCTCCACCGGTCTTCGCCGGAAGGTCTGTCCATTTCAGTTCATAGGCTTCTACTGTGAAGAGAGGGGAATTCTTCATATTTCCCCTCATTGTTCTTCCAGAGTTCTCAGTGGAAGTAGTAGCCATTGATATCTGATATCCGTCTTCGTCCACTTCCGGTGCTGTGTACGAACCGAATTTTAAATGATTCTGTGCCATGTTCTACCTCCTAAGCCATTTCAAACGGATTTCTTCCCGTCTGTGTTCTCATGTTCTTTCCTTCTTCAAGTACAGCCTTCGCAATCTGTCTACGATTCAGATATACCGGTACTTCAATCTTGCGTGAGTTGTTTCCGGTCTCTTCTCTTACAATCTTGCGTATAAGGCTTTCAGGTGCTTCGATGTTGTTACCACTCTTCTGGTCACCAAGCACTGCCATGAACTCTTTGTTCGGCGGGATAACTGCTCCTTGTGCTAAATACGGAATCCGTGGAGTTGAAATATATCCAATGTTGAATCCGAAAGAAGAATATCCGGTTAAATCCTGTACCCACCCAGGAAGATCAATCGAAATCGCATTCAATGCATTTGCAATTCCATGCTGCATACGTTCCACTGCGTAGAGTAACTGGTTGATGAATCCAATGATTGCATTGATCGGAGATTTCACAATACCGGCAAACGTTCCCCATACTCCACTAAAGATTTCTCTCACTCCGTTCCATGCTTGACTCCAATTCGAGCTGAAGACGCCAGTAACGAAATCAATAATTCCCTGGAATACTTGTTTCACGGAATCAACAATATCTTTCAGTGTTTTTCCCCAAGATTCCATGTACATTCCAATCAATCCGAATGTCTTTTCAAAATTCACACGGAATACTTTTTCAAGGAAGTTACTGAATGGTGTCAGTATGTTGTCTTTGATGAATGTGAATACTGCAACGATTGCTTTTTTCAATCCTTCTGCAATAGTTTTTAATCCCTCGGTTACAAGTGTGATATCGCCAGTAAATACTCCTTTGAAGAAATCTAAGAAGCCATTCAAGACTTCAAGGATTCCGGCTGTGATCTGCGATACTGTTCCGAACAAATTGATAAATGTCGTAGCAACCCATTCAAAGATAGGAGCTAAAACCGGTATGATTGTTTCTATCAGCCAGCTTATGAATGGCGCAAGAACGCTTTCCCATAAAATGCCAAGAATATCTATCACTTTTCCGATTAACATGAGTGCCTGTCCTATGGCATCACTGACCGGACCGTTCAAAACTTCTGATACTAGTGTTGCAATATTCGAAAGAACTGGCGCAATGTAATTATTGAATACATCGAGCAAAGCTCCAACGATCATGCTGAATCCATTCGTCAGTTTTTGGAAGAATGGAGCAATGTGATTGTCGTATAAATCCATCACACCATCTGCAACATTATGAAGGAAAGTTTCTATTCCCTGTGTTATCGTTTCAATCGGAGCAAGCAGTCCATTGATTGCAGTAATGATTTTTTGTTTGTTATCGACAATCGGCTGTACGATAAAATTAATTAAATCTCTTGCGAAAGATGCTACTAATTCAGAAGCTAATCCAAACGCTGTGGCGAATATTCCTATTATATTTCCAGTGATATTCTGCGCTGTCTGTGAACCGAATGTCTGAGCAAAAATCTCTGCAATTGTGGCTGCAAGAGTGCCGAGCGAATCCATGATTTCAGCACCAATGTCAAACATTCTGATGAGATAATGTTTTATCCTGTCCACATTTTCAGCAAGATAGCTTTCGATTCCACCTACTATGTTCACTGCTATGGTCAGCCCTATGCTCACAAATGCTCCGGCAATCTTCCCTAGATTATAAATGAATTTTTTAGCGAAATTCTTCGCTGCTGCTTGAACATCTTTATCAGTAAATATATCTCTGATGTATCCGCTGATAGAGTTTAAGTCCTTCTTGAGTTCTTCGATCAGTGGCTTGTAATCTCCGAGTCCATCCCAGAATCCACTCATGAAGATATCTCTGATCTGCTTCAACTTGTCCAGTACGGATTCAAGCAAGGATGCAAACTTATTGTCAATCGGTACTTCTTCGAACAGTGGTCCGGAACCACTACCGCCACCGGCACCACCACCACCGGATCCACCAGAACCGTTTCCTGAGTCTTGCTTATCCATTTTATTGATATCATCAAGTGGCGATAAGTACTCTTCCGCAGCTTCCGTAGCTTCTTTTGTTCCGTCCGCTGCATCTTTCGCACCGCTTGCCGTATCCTTAAGGCTTCCGGCATAATCTTTCTGTACTGCGATTGCCTTCGTGTACGTACTCTTTCCAGACAAGAACGAGAAGAACATACTTACATAGCTTGCAGCTGTTGAAAGCATATCAATGAATTTGCTAAGAATCGGTGCTACTATATTTAAAATTGGTGCAAACGCTGTTGCAAGGCTGTTTTTAAGTGTCTCAAGACTTCCCCACAGCATTGATATACTGTTGTTTGTGCTACTTGAGTACTGTGCAAGGTTTGTGAATCCATCCTTGATAGCGTTGATTGCCGCTGAGAACGCTCTAAATGCTATGCTCATTAATAGTGACATTCCAAGCATTCTTCCAATGCCGAATCTCGCACCCTTCGCAGCCTTTCCAGTTTTTGCAATAGACTTTGACGCTCTTTCACTTTCACTGGCAAGCTTTCTCTGTGCCGGTGCTGCGCTCATCAGCTTTTGCTTATATTCGTCCACACTGCCTTTTACGGAATTGTACGATGTGTGGAGTCGATTGTTCATATCAGCAAGCTTTCTTTCTTCTGCTTGCAATGTCCGCATACTGGCAGCAGCTTCTTGTGTCTTAGAGCCAAGTGTAAACGCACCGCCTGATGCTTCTAAATCTGCTAATTCTGCTTTTGCATATTTAATCTCGTTCTCAAGTTCCTCTATGTCATACTGCATCTTCTTGAAAGATGAGCTGTTCTTTCTGCCACCTGTGGCAAGGAATCTTTCCTGTGCAGATTCCAGTAAGCTAAGTTTCTGTGTGGCTCTGTCAATCTGAGTCTGAATCTCTCTGTATTCCTCTGTTGGAATCTTCTGCTCACCATATTCAGCTACTTTCTTCTTAAGGTCAGAAACCTTTCTCTCTTGTGCAGCATATTCTTGATTTAACTTTGAGAATGAGTCTGCTTGTTTGTTGAGTGCTGCCCTAACTTTGGAACCCATGTCCTCGACCGAATTTGCCATTCTTCTGACAGCTGCTTCAACTTCTCTGCTTCCGGCTTTCATGCCGTCAGCATTAATCTCTGTGTCAATTATGATATAGCCGTCGGCTTGTGCCATTTCTAATCCTTTCCACCGCTAATTATCTGCGGTCAGCGAATATCTCTATGCGATATCCGGTTATTTATTCAATCCGAAGAGTTCTCGGAGTTCAGCTTTCTCTTCGTCACTTCTCTCTGTACTCTTCTGATGTAAGTCCACAATAGACTTATTATTTTTGTAGTATTCCTGTTCCCACTTCTCTAACTTCTTACCTTTTCTCTTCTTGTCTCGGATGCTGACTACAGTTGAGAAGGTACTTTCTCCAATCTCCATGTAGAGTCCGAAGAATGTCCACCAGTGCATATAGTCTGTAACTCGCACATCAGCGTTATTCACCTTATTCACAGCCGGTATGATGATTGGTGCATCCTGTTCCCAGTCCATTGTTCTAGGTCTAGGTTTGCCATCATTTTTGATACCGCAATCGATGAACTCACACGCTTTCTGACAGGCTTCTTGCCAATCCTTAGGTGGCATGGAATCAAAGTCCACATAGAGGATTCTAAGCATCGTGAGTGTTTTCTCCTGTTGTTTCTCTTCTTCTGTCATGCCAGGCTCGAAGATATCCGGATCATTCATAGCAGAAAGAATATCCAATATCACTCTAAAATCAGAGCGTATCGAATATTCTTTTCCATTAACGTCTAAAGATGTGGGAAGTTTCCACGGATCCATTAATTATGGTACTTAGCCACATACTTATTCATGCGACTCTGTACCTTCTTTGTGCGGATATTCATTTCCTTTTCAATCACTTTTGCGATAGAGGACAGAACGTTCTCCATGTACAGTTCTCCATTCGCCAGTGGTGAGGATGCTCCGAGGATAGAGAAGAATGTCTCTTTTGCATCTTCTCCGATGAGATAAGAGATTCTCTCTGTAATATCATCCTCTGCTTTTCTCATATCCGCTTCACTTGGATTCTCTGGCAGCTGATATGAATTGTAGTATTCAACCACTTCCTCATATCTCTTCACGATATTTGTATCTGTAGGTCTGAACTCGAACTTGCCGAGTACCTTTCCTCTTTTGTTCTCAATCGTGTAGACCTTGCTACCATCATCTACTACAATCTTGTTTGCCATTGGTTTTGCTAATTTATTGCGCATTGTATCGTCCTTTCTCAAATCGTCTTTTCAATGAGGTATATCTCTTCGTCATTTACGTCTAATATTGTGTCTCCACGGATGTCAAACCATCGTTTCAGTCACTCAATATTTCCCTCTGTGAATACTGGATTACCTGATTTCAGAGATTCAGCTGTGACATAACCTTTTGTTCTCTCACCATCATCTGTTACATCGAATGGGATATTGACACCAGTAGTGTCTCCACCATAGCTCTGTGGTTTAACCATTACTTCCTGTACATAAGCAAGATGCTTTGTGGCTGCCGTGTCCTCTACGATCACTTCAAGCATAAGTGTCTTACAAGCTTCACCTTTCAGACGGTTAAACGCAATCTCTCTAATCTTCGGATACAGTTTGGACGCTGGATCTGCGTAGAATGGATCAGCTGACATGGAAGGTGCATATCCATTATCAGTTGTCACAGTTTTTCCAAGAATGGTCCTCTTTTGTTCCGTGTCCGGATTAAGCTCCACGGACATTTCCTCGATATCGTCACCGAGAACCGCCCACTCTGCTGTTGCCGGTGCCTTTTTTAACGATGCATCAAGATAATGCATCAACGCTTCACGCTCTAATTTCATGTTTGTTATCCTCCGTTATTTCTTGTAGAATATGTTTCTGTATTTCAAGGAGATGCTGATTGCCCAATCTTGGACATTACCATCACTCACATTATCTAAGTGAGCCGGTGTAAGTCTTATAATCTCCTCTATTTTTCTCTCTTCTGTAAGCACTGGATATTCTTCCAGTCTCTTCTGTTCTCCATTTATTACAACCGTCTGCTGTTCAAGCCACTTTCCAAGAGTGTCAAGGAATTCTTTGATACTGGCCTTAATCTTTGGAGAGTCGATTGAAGACCGGTAGATCACATAAAAAGGATAGTTGCACAACTGGTCTACTTTGCCAGTTACACTCTTCTTTTCCAGTGCAATCACCGCTCCTGTCACTGGATAGAAGGCAATACCGCCATCTTCATCTAGTGTGGAGAATCTTATCTTTTCGTCTTCCTCTAATCCTGGAAAACTATTTAGAAGAGAAACGAGTGCATCAGTTACCGCAGCGTAACCGTCTACATCGTACTTGACCGGTTTCTTACTTTCCTCCGGCACGTTTCTTCACTCCTTTCGCCCAAGACTTCACATTCTCTGTCTTTGCAGCATCAAACCAGTGGTCTGTTGCTCTAGGATGTGCTGTCTTATCAAATACAAGGTCTCTGTCTGTTACCACCTTCTTTGCTCCGGCTCTTGCCCACGGTGAGCCTGTGACAGGATCCACCATAACTTTTCCTTCATAGAGGAATCTTCCGTAAGGTGGAGCGCCGGCAATCACTTGACCGCTTCCTTGCATAGACCTGCTCATAATCGCAGACACGTTTCTCATGTTACCGTCACGAAACGGCATATACTTTTCCATGTCAGTGAACACTTGACCATCTAGCCAGTTCTGTGCTTCCTGGAACTGCTTTTCAAATCGGTTCAAGCTGACATTTACTTTGATATCACCTTTTACGATTGAGAAGCTTGGAAAATGAAATATCTTGCTTGCCATATTACTTTCCTCCAATCTCAAAATGAGGAATCAGTGTGTAAGAACCTACGCTTGTGATCAGAAAGACATTATCCATCTTCTTGTTCAGATAATCGTAGAATCCTTTGTTCGTGCGTGACGTATAGTCTTCATCGGCAATTACCGTTTCCGGATATTCGCCTTCCATGAAGATGTCCCCTGTCGAGAATGTGATGGAATTCTCTTTGTTTTCCGTAGTTTTCCACACTTTCGGAGTGAGATAGGAAAGATTGCACACTATCCTTTCTCCTTCACGCACCTTAAACGGTACATGAAGATTAGCTGTATCAGCCGTATCCAAACCAGTTTTGGCAACATTGGCCGCCTTATCCGTAATAAGTGTGACTCCGGATATAACATGAGGATACCAATATATGGCATCATTCTTGTCAGTGTATTTGTTGAATACAGTCACAGTCTTGTCATACATCGGTATCCCCTCCTAATAGAATTCTTTTCCACATTCTTTGCACTTCCACACATGATGAGTCTTGTACTCATGGTCTCCGACCTCATCAAGGAAAGTTGAAGAATATGTTAGTTTTTCATGTCGGCACATTAACCGCTTAAGCCATCTAAATACCAGCATAGAGTAGGCACACTCCTTTCTTATCCGCAACACCTTGCAGATATTCAGAAGCCACCTGTCTGATCAGCAAAGCTTCCACTTTCTTATCCATTGACGCTCGTGCATAGATGCTGTCTGCTGTTCCGCTAGTCCCAGTAACGAAACTTATACTTTCAGCACCTGACGTAATGGATGATACTTGCTTCTTACTCACAGTACCGTCTTCGTGTTTTACCACTCCAACAGTATCCATTGATGCTTTTCTGATCGAGTCAATCTGATGCAGTGCTTCAGCAACCGCGCAGACAGCTTTCTGAACCTTTGCATTAGCTTTCTCGTCTTCCGGAAGACCATCGACTAATCTGTCAAAAGTGATGCTGTCCACACGCTCGCTTGCTCGCTCTGCATACTTAGGAAACTCTTCCTCTGTCACGGCATCTCCAAAATATTTAGTTGTATAGAACTGATAGTCTGTGTATGCCATGTGAATCTCCTTTACTCAGCTTTTTTTCTTGTCTGCTGTTTCTTCTGTGGCTTATCTGCTACTTCTTCATATTTGTTAGGATTGCTCTTCATACTGGCAATACTATCGGCATTGTCAGTAGAAAGATACAATCCTGTTTCTTTGTCTAAGAACTTCATCTTAATCAACCACCAATTTTCTTATTCTTGAAGATAAGGTCCGGTGTAACAGATTTTGTTCCGAAGTGGTAGAACAGTTCAATTCCGTAAGCGTTTGACAGTGGAATCTTCTCTGCATTGTACGGATCAGACATTACTGGCTGCGCAATTGCACCGTCAACCATAACGAGAGCCTTAACGTCTGTTGGAAGATGTACGCAAGAGTATGTCTTAACACCGTGGAAAGCGTAGAACTCTTCGTCAGCTGCTCCAACACCAGGAACTGTTACCTTGTCAAGGTATGTTCTAATTTTTCCGTAGTAGTCCGGATCCAGTACCATGTGCATCATTAATCTTGGAACTCCGTCCACGTACTCATTCTTTGTTGTCTCACACTGCTGAATCATTTTCTCTGCAATCTCTTCAATTGCTGTGATTCCTGTCAGATCTACTTCTGTAGCATCTGTACCAGCTACTTCGAAGAACTTTGTATCAAGCTCTGCTGCCATTCTAAGCGCATGGTTTGCTGTTCTCTTAGCAATAAGTCCTTCAACTCCAAGAAGAGAAACATCTTTCTGCTCTACTTCTTCTACGATCTCTCTGTCCTGATCAATCGGAATTGTTACCGTTTTACCTTTAACACCGTCACCCTTTGCAGCTGTTCTAGCTGTTCCGTAGTTCTTCGGTGTTGCGTTTGCAAATCTCTTTGCTTCTACTGTTCCGGCATGAGGATCACCAGAAAGCTCTGTGTTCTTCATTGCTCCGGAAATTGTAAGTTTCTGTACGTTCTCGATAACTTTTCCGTACTCCTCAGCGAGGAACATTTTTCCAGTTGGATCGAGAAGCATGTTTAATGACTGAATTCTTGTATCTGCCATGTTCGTAATCTCCTTTAACTTTTTAAGGTCAACGATTATCTCTGATTGATAACCGTTCTATCGCATGACTACCATACTGCCGGTGGTGTGTACACTGGAGTCTTACCATCTCCTCCACCTTTGTTTGTAGGTGTTGTGAAGGTCGGCACTTTCGGAGCATCTGTCGGTGCAAATGCATCTTTCTGTGACTCTCTCAGCTCGTTCATGTAATCATCGAGTCCAAGGATTTTCTCACCTTCACGTTTCAGCCCTTTCTCTTTGATCATGTTGATAATTCCTGTTCGTGCAAAGTCAGAAGTGAATTTCTCACTTGCCAGTGCTTTGACCAGAGCATCATTGAAGTCTCTCTCTTCAATCTTTGCTGCATAATCTTTCTCGCTGTTCGCAAGTTTTGTCTGCCACTCTTTCTCTGCGGTCTCTGCTTTGGTTTTCCACTCATCACGTTCTTTTGTGATAGCATCAAAGTCTTTGCCCTCAAATCCTTCAAGTGTAGACTTGGCTGTGTCATACTGTGTTTTAATGTTGTCTCTTTCCTGTGTGACTGTATCAAGCTTTCTTCCCTGTTTCTCAAACTCGGCAAGAGTCTTGTAATTCTCATTCACACCGGTTTCGATTGTTTTCTTCTGCTCATCTGTAATCTCAAGACCAGCATCGGAAAGAATCTGAATAATGTTTTTCATGTTTCATATCCTCCTCAACGTATTTTATTAACCGTTTCGTCCACGGTAGGGATTCAGACAGATAAACCTCTGTCAGGGTAATCGTGGTTGAGGGAGTCGAACCCTCATAACCATTACCACGCAAGAACAGATGCTATAGAAAGGCAGATTCACATCTGTCCCCAGCTCCATTAGGAGCAAGGCCTACCGAGATGTGCGATACCTCTTAACAGGATTCCCCTAGTAGGCTATTTTTTGAAAAGGAGGTGCAAAAATACGATATAATCTTCACCCAATATCCATTATGAATGTTTTTGATTACTTCGTTGTACCCATCTTTAACTCTTTTTCGCACTTTCGTATCTTCTTGCAGCAGCTGCGCTCTTCATAGCTTGCTTTCTGTCCCACTGTGCGACTTTCAATCGTTCTGCATACTCTCTCAAGTCATTCTCTTCACAAAATGCACTGTACCGCTTGTTCTGAAGCTTCAGTGTGTGAGCCTTGCGGTCTAGCATATTCTGCAGTTCAAACCTTGCCTTATCATCCTTACAGTTATCAACAGCTGTCTGCAAGTTCTGTATCTTCCGCTTGGTGTCACGGATCCTACGCTCCTGTGCTCTCTGTTTCTTCTGCAATTCCTCAACCTTATGGTTGTCAGCAAAGTTAATCTTCTTGTCATCATAAGGATTATTCACTCCGTCACCACTTCCGAAAGAGTGCCGGCAGTTCCATCCGCAGAGTCCTTCACCAGTTCCGAATCCTGTGGTCTTAACGAAGTCCGGGAATCTCTTATCCTTTCCGCTTCTTGAGTAGAATCGTCCTTGCCACCACAAGTGATTGCCTGGATTCATTCCACCGTTGCCGGTACGTGCTCCAAGATGAGCAGACACAAGAACGGTATCCCACTCCATCTCTTCCATTCGCTTTAACGAGATATCGGCAGCAGCTTGTCCGACTCCTGTCCTCACGATCATCATCGTTGCTGACTCAATGCTCATTCTGTGCCCAGTAGGATAGTTCACTTTGAGTCCTACTTCTGTGATATTGTTAATTACATCTCTGACCGCTTGGGTGTACGATACAGCACCAGTAGATACAAGATGGTAGGCATTGTCCATCTGATTGATGAAAGTCTTCTGCGCATCCAGTGCTGTGGTCCGTGTGAAGTTGTTCCATTCTCCGGCAGTAGCAAGGTAATCTCTCTCAAGGATCCTGAGCATGGTTGGAGATTGCATCAGTGCTGTTGGAGTGAGTCCGGCTGCAATATACACAGCATCATCCCATTTCAACGAAGTGATACCAGCATCAATGAAAGCATCCTTGATTTCTTTCTGCTGTAACTTTGTCTTGTTCGCTATTTCCTTCTGGATATCCTCTAGCAGTTCACCAGACTCTTGAAGCACTTGTATCTGCCATCGGTCTGTCTGTGTCAGCAGATAGTCCTCACCTCTGCCGAGTCTCTTCATGATTCTCTCGATGATCATGTCCATAATAGTACGATGAAGGGACGAAGATATCTCCTCCGCCCCTTCTGTTATTCTTTGTAAGTATTCAGGTGTTAGCATTATTCCTCACCGTCTTTGTCATTTTTATCATCCTTTGTAATGATTGCAAAAAGCAAAATTGTTACGCAAATGATAAGAATATTCATAGTTGATACAGCCATATTGTCACCGCCTTGTTTATTCCTCTGTATGACAGGTGTTTGTAATCTTTCCGTACACATCTTCATACAGCGCCTGTTTGTCACCATTGTATGTGTACTCTGCATAGATACCATCACCGCTGATATCGGTTGAAGCAAGGCACTTATAATTCTGTAATGTCTTACAGCTCCATACGACAAATACATTGCTTAAATCAATCTCAACCTCCGGTTTATGCTCATGATACCATTCTACAAGTTTCTTTTTGCATACACTCTGAAAGTGATTCATTCCTGTGATAATCATGATTAAGCCTCCTCATAAATAATATCCAAACCGTAAGCAACCGCAGCATCATGCTCAATCTTGCATCCTCTTGCGTTCTCCCAGCCTTTACAGAAGTACGCTGCATGGCACAGAGACATATCCTCTAAGGACTTCGCAAGAAAACATAATGGAATCTGAACTACTCCACGCTTTTCCATTGCATCAGCACTGTACCACTCATCTGTGAAAAGAGTATTCACAACCTCATATCCTTTTTCTTCAAGAACCTTAATTGCTTTCTCTCTTGTTGCTACGATTTCTTCATCATTAGTCCTCCTACTCTGCAAATACCCAATCTTCTGCAAGCATATCTGCCTGAGAAGCAAGCCATCCCATCTGTACTCCTGATGTTCCGACAAATGCAATAGCCATGTTTCCGATAGCATCATGTTCACAGTTTACAATCTCTCCATCTGCTGTCTTGTAAGAAATACCAGTAGCAAGCTGAATGTACTGCTTCTTACCATTCCAACCTTTACGTGCCACTTTACGCCCTTTTTTCAGATATGTGATAGCGTCACCAAATGAAAATACTGCTTTGTCACAGAGTATCGGACAATTTTCTTCGTTTGCAATCATCCAGTCCTCTCTTAGCATATCGTCAAAAACTCTCCCGACTCTCTCGTCTTTAATATCAGTTTCATTTTCTTCGCCTCCAGTGAACAACGGCTTACTATGCGTCATAACCGTTTCTTTTTCCTTATCCCAGTACCAATAGTAAGCTAACCAACCGGGGAGTCTCACCTTTGCTCCACGTTTCATTGCTTTTAATGCTTCTTTAAATGTCATCATTCATTTCTCCTTTCATTTCATCATTGGAACCATACACGTTTCTTCTATTCTTTCATATTTCCGTTCTAGCTCAAGTTCGTATTTTTCAATTTTATAATCGATATTCCCAATTACGTTGTTCTTTTTCTTGTATTCACCAATAACGTGATTTACAAAACAATTGAATTCTTCTCGATTCTGCTCTTCCGCATTATCGTACAGTTCATCGCCACAAAGTGGCAAGCAGTTTTCTCCGGTTACTACGGACAGTAGCAAGATTCCATATGTCGCTTCCGGCAAGTATCTTTCCTCATGCTTAACAATTATATCTCCCATCTTAGATACTCCGTTTGGTAATGCAGAAAAGCCTACTGCATTACTGCCTGGAATCATTATCCGAAACATCACGTACTGCGTAATCGAAGTGATTATTGTTCTTTTTTCTTCCTTGTAACGTGGGAATATCGGCATTGTAAACATCTTACAGTCTCCTTTCTTTCTGCTTCTACAACACACTTGCACTCTGCACCGAGGTAATCATATTTGAAAATAGCCGTATAAGGATTCGAACCTCAATCTTTCACTTGGGTAGGGTAGAATGAACGCTTTACCATTAAGCTATGCAGCTTCCAACTACACTGTAGTAAGGAAAAATTTGTTATGAAAAAGATTCCTCTCCGAGTTCCGGAGAAAGCTACCGTTCGGATTCGAACCGAAAACCTGTTGATTCGTAATCAACCGCTCTATCCATTTGAGCTATGATAGCTTAAAGCATCGAGCGTGAACCAAGAAAAACCGCTCGATGCATTATTTTAGGTGTTCCCGGGGAGATGACAAGAAACCGGGAATAGGCTTGCCCCGGTTATGCTCCGAGTCTATGTCCTACTAAGGAGCAAGCCTTAACCGCCATCTGACGGTTAGTAGCAATATTTATAGTGCTGTACATTGCACTGTCAAGGAATGAAAAACGAATGAACTTTTCGTCCTCAAGTACATAGTACCGTATTCGCCTACTTTCATTGTCCCCATAATTTACTCATCTTGGAATTTATCAAAGAGAGTTTCGCCTTTGTCACTGGCTTCTTCAATCATTGCTTTCGCTTCTTGCTCTGTCATCCCTTCAAACTTCACGAAGTACATCCATGCCGGTACTTTTCCCTGTACTACATAATTCCACCAACGTGCACGATCATCTTCTAGGTTGTACACAAGGTCTTCAAACTCACAAGCTGTCTGATATCCGGAAGCCGGAATTGTTCCGTTCGCTGTTCCTGTAGCGTAGAGAATGTATAAGATTCTGTGGATAACTCCATCATGGTTCTTTCCATCAAGGATTGTTCTGAATGCTTCAATTGTATGTAGCGTTCTTCTATCATCCGATTCAACCTGTGTTGCTGTCTGAATTCCTCTTGACTCATCAAACGAGAAGTATCCATTAGAGAATCCACACTTGTATCCGATGACGGATAGATAGAAGTTGATGGCAGAAGTTCTTTCGGCTACCAATATAGTCGGTACATGTTCTTGAATCGTACCGTCTGCATCCACTCCCATTTCAAGTCCTTGCACGAATCGAGGGAGCTTGATTCCATTCTGATTAGCATATTGGATTACTGTCTGTGATACAAAAGTAACGTGCTGGCTGTCTTCCTGTTCGTCCCCCATCTTATTGAGTGCAATATCAAGCCATCTCAACTCTTCGATACATTCAGCGAATACCGGTACAGTAAGAGGAGACTCCTTGTCGATTGCATTCGCATAAGGATTTCTCCAGTATACGAATAATGGATATTCCAATCCTCTTACTTCCACTTCCGGAAGTATGTCTTTCCACTCATCTACTTTTTCCAGTGAGATTTCAGAGCCGATACGGTTCTTATCTTCACTTTTGAATGCTTTCGATGAAATCTTATAGACTCTTTCACCACTTACATCCTCAAATCTGTGGTACTCTGCTTTTGTGTAGTACTTATTTCCTCTCTTGATGTACGAGAAGAACACAGCTGCAAGTACATCACCGTTAGTGTTGGTATCTGTAATGATGAAATAATCCGGATCCAGGAACTCGATTCCTTGTCCGTCTGTCTTAATCATCATTCCGCATGTAGCACAGCTTTCTTCCTGTTTCTCCTGTAGAGCGTTTAGAACCTCGTCAAACTTATTCTTGAGTGCATCATTACCGTCAATCTCCACGTTAACGTTAAACAGTGTCAAGTTTGCAATCTCCCGGCAAATGACATTAGAGAACCTTGTCGGTTTGATTGTTCCGTCCATGCACCATGTCGGCAGTCCTGATCTCATACCCTTATACAAATCCAAGGCAGTCTGCATATCAGAAGAGCGACTTACCTCAATTCCAAATATATCTCTTACTTCGTTTACTCCAAACATTCTATTAAATACCGCCTTAATCTTTTGCATTAGTCCCATTAGTATTTCCACCTCAACCGCCTACGCAAGAATGTGTAGACATAATATCTTGTATCATCCATTGCATGATCGTTCTCTTTAATGACCGTATCATCGTTCTTTTCCTCATCCCAACAGTACAGACCAAACTCATTGATACAGCTTGTACAATCCTTATATATCTTTAGGAGTCCTTTGTTGAGCATCGTTGTGACCACTCGGATTCCGTCCAGTACATCATTGTCAGCTTTCTTCACCGTGTACTCTCCGTACTTCTTGATAACTTCGATAAACGATGCTGCGGATGGATCTATGATGATACATGATATTTTTCTGTCTCCGATCAGTTCCTTTAGCATCTTGTAATAGGCTTCATCATCTACACGCTTGCCGGCTTCTCTACTGTTGTAATACAATTCTGCTTCACGCTGTGAGTTCTTCCCATCGAATGCCCACAGACCGGCTGAGAATGGATTGACCGTACCATAGTCGATTGACACGATATATTCTAGCGCTCCGCTCATGTGTTCATCAGAAACATGCTTTTCTTCATCGAACATGGAATAGACAAGTCCTTCAGCCACACACCACAGTCCTAAGATATACCGCTTAAAGAAGACACCTACATACATGCTCCGGTATCTTTCCTTAATCTGCTCAGACAGTGAAAGATTATCGTCCATAGTGAAATGCAGATAGATGATGCGTTTCTCGTCACACTTATCTATCCAATTAACCTTGAACCAATGTCTCGGACTGTTCGGATTGCAGTTAAACCAAAACTTAGAGCCGGTAACAGAGCATCGTCCTGTTGCCTGGTTCACAAATGACTCTGGCATCAGTGCAACCTCATCGAAGAACATACCGGCAAGAGTGATACCCTGAATCAAGTCCTGTGACCTTTCATCCTTACCACCGAAGATGTAGAAGAAATTCTGTGTATCTCCCTTGCTTACCACGATTAGGTTGTCTGATCTATGGTCTATTACTTGATATCCTCGGCTCTTGAGCATCAGCTTAAGCCAGAAGAGTACATTTCTTCGGAATGATCCGATTGTCTTTCCAGCCATACCGAAGTTCTGTTGATTGAATGTAGCCATTGCCCACAGCACGTAGGACAGTGACATGCACAGTGTCTTACCACTTCGGATTGCTCCGTCTGCTATAATTCCATCTTTGTCCTTTACCGGACTACTAGGACACCACCATGTCAGCACCTGTTTCTGCTTTCTTGAGAAAGGCTTGAACTCAAATCCTTGTTTCTTAGCTTTCTCTTTCATGGCAGCAGCGCGTTTCATGATTCCTTGCCGGACAGAAGCTAATCTCTCCTCAAAGTTATTCATCATCTGTCCACACCTCACTCGCTGTGGAATTCAGTGCATCCATGAAGTTGTCCTTTGCATCTTCATCAGATCCATTGTCTTTGAACTGTGCTTCCAGTTTTGCAAGCTCAAGGTTCATCTTCCTATCGTCAACGTTACGTTTCAGAAGTTCCTGTGCTGCTTTGGTTCGTTCAGACAATGATGCATCTAGGTCGAACTGATCTTTTATTTTCCCTCGCATGACATCAGTTAGATACTTCATGATTTCCTCAATATCTGCTATGTCTTTACTTGCGATTTGCTCCTGTCTAGCGTTGATATAGTCCAAAATATGAGGAACTTTGAGGTTATCAGCTCCAGTTCTATATGCTGTCTTTTCACTATATCCGGCATTCTTTGCTGCCTGTGTTGCGTTCCCCAGTTTCAGGTACTCATCACAGAACTTTTTCTGCTTAGGTGTTAGCTTATCCTTAGGCACATTTAACCACCACCCTTTTCTTTACTGTCTCTTTTCTCCCTGTGTTCCATTTGACACTTAATCATCTGTAGTACATTCGTCCTCTCTGTATGTACCCCATGTCCTTGACGGAATAGTTCACACTGCAAGATGTTCCCACAGTGCGTGCATTCATCTGTTATTTCTCTGTTGGCAATCCTCATGGTTTCACCTCATCCCATATATCTTTCAGACAATTCACTATCTCAAGCTGTGATGTTGTTCTGATCAGTTCCAGATCTTTCTCTTTCCACTCTCCATGCCTGTCTCTTCCTAGTGCCGGAGTAGATAATATATAGATGTTAATGAGTCTGTTCTGTTCAGCTGAATAGAATTGTCTCTGACTGTACTTTATAATCAAGCCTGTCTGCAAGATTGCTCTCTGTAGCTTCTTGGATATTCCATTGAGATTCACCTTTCTGTCCCTCCAAAATAAAAGATTCCATACATGATACAATGTCTCTTATACCATTGTAACTGAATGAAATTTTTTCGTTGTACCCATATTTATGAATTTTTGTACATGAAAAAGACAGCCCATTAGGACTGCCTTAATATCTTTTATTTAATTACGTAAAAATAATAATCTGTTTTCTAGGCAAAAAGGGAACCCCATTTCTAGGATTCCCTCAACAGGTGTCCGGATTGACCACCGGAGCCTCGTATTTCTACGTGTTCTCCTTCCTAAACTACTCCCTGTTATTATGATAGTACCACGCTTTTTTTACTCTATCAATCATTTTTCTTTCCTTTGGGCTCACATCATATGTTCCTTTTTCATCATGCATATATCCTTTGTGAGTATGTGGATCTTTCTTTTCGCCATTAACTTTATGTTCATGTCCGATATCAATTTGTTTAAAATGCTTATTATGTTTATCGTAATAAGTTATACTTTTAATTTTGTCCCGAGCATTGACAGTGACATATACACGGCCATTTGTCATCGTCTCTGCTGGTGTTGTTGCTGCTCCATTTTTATATCTGACAAATTTAATGTTTCCTGACTGATAAAGTGTTTCATATTCTGTTCCATATGGTTTATCACTCATTCCACTGGAACTACCTCTACCACCCATTTGTTCGCTATATTCCTTTCTTCTGTGCTAGTGACCTTTCATACCCTTTTTCGGTTTAGGACCTGCTTTATACCACTGTTCATTCAAAAACTTATCCGCCTTTTTTCTGTCTTCTTTTCTTTTGGACTCTCTTTCTTTCTGTTGACTCGCATTGTATGTTGTTACATCATACCCTTGTTTCTTTGCATTTTTAATCAGCTGGCTTGCCGACATATTAACAGCATCTCCTGTTTCCCTATATGTCTTCCCGTTTCTTACAACAAAATGTGATCTGCTTCCACCGCCCATATCAATGTCAAATGCAGCAACACCACCACCGATTCCACTACTTGATCCTCTACCGCCCATTTTTCTTCCTTTCCGTCAGTGATTCTCCAAACGATTTAATCTTTACTATGTTGCCCCGGCACTCATCCGGTATCATTCCGTAAAAGATGATTGTTTCCGGCTGAAGCCTTGACATCATTTCATTGTATCCCTCAAGAAACAGTTTCTTTCTCTCTCTGCTGTTCATTACACCAACACTGGATACTGCAACAGCTCCACCGGCTGGCTCACCATCAAAGCACCAGGAGAATGATTCCTTATCGCTCCAACTGATTGTAGGTATCATATCAATCCCATTCATCTGCATATAAGCACCAATCCAGTGCTTTCTAAAGTGGTTGTACAACTGTAACGCTTTAGGAAAATCTGTATACGTGCTGAAGTCAGGACTCATTACACACTTGAAGTCCTGTAACATGTTGATGTAAGTATCTGGCTGTGTCCATAATCTGTTAAACTGGTAATCGTCAATAAAGAAATGGATTCCATGATCTGCTCTATCCTTACAGCTTTTCGCATAGTTGAATGATAGGAATTCGCATGGATTGTATGATGTAGGCTCTATCTGTGGTATTCCATATTCGCCAACACCATCAAATAGCATCTTCTGTTGATTTTCGTAGTTCTGTGTACTTCTATACATAGAAAAATCCTCACATTCTACATAGTCTTTATAACTATTGTAGATTATGAGGAATTTTCCGTTGTACCCATATTTAACTTTTTAGATTATTGGTCTTCCCAGTAATGTCATTAATCTGTTGTACTCTTCAATCACTTTCCGTCTGTATCCCTGGAAATCCTTTCTCTGCATCGGAATGTATTCCCTTTTGCAGATATTATCGTATCCAAGTCCTGTTGTCAGATTGATGAAGAGGAAATTTGCTATCTCCGGCTTTACGTTCTGGCAGCTTTGAAGAAGAAGGACTTGCTCATATCCAGTGGCTTTCCGGCAGTAGTCAATTATCTTCTTCCCTTGCTCATGAGTGATGCCGTAATCACTCAGATATGTTTCTCTTACGCTCAATGGTATCCACCTCCCACGCATGCTTTTATATCTATCCCAACTCTTGTCAGTCATTCATTCGGATCTTCTTGCAAATAATCACCTTGTGTCCTTATCAGCTTCCTTGCCTGATATGCCGGACGGTTAAACTCTTCGCTTGCTTTCTTGTCTACCGGTCTTTCTGCCATTCCACCATAATGCTTTTGCAGATTTGCTTTAATCTCTGCCGGACATCTTTTTGTTTCTGTACTTCTTTTCACTGTTCATCACTCCAATCCAATCTCTGACCGCAACCGCTACAATATTTTCCATAAGGCTTGTCTATTCCTCTAACCGTTTCACCACAAACCGGACAATCTGCTCTATTGGTTGATGTATATGTTACAGGCCTCTTCGAAATCTGTTTCTTCATAGCAGCTACTGCCATCTTCTTTGCTTTAATATTCTCCTCACTATTGGATGTATCCAATCCTTCAATGATTCTGATCGCATCTTCCATATATACATCACCCTCCGCTCTATGTAATGATCTGTCAGCACTAAACCCTTCCGGATACCTTGCTTTCATTATTCTCTTCCTTCCCATTCATCACATGAATCACTGTACTCTGTCCGGTCTTCAAAATATTCACTTCTGCCATTAACGCACTCCCAACCATCTGAAAGATTTTCAAATCCGTAGTATTTGCACGTTCCGCAACATTTATCATCTAACATTCTTATCCTCCTAAAACCAAACCCAAAGAAACGCAAGAGCAATCACAATTGCATGAAAGCATTTCCATAATACCCACGCAAGTTCACTTTTTTCGTTCCGGCGATTATTAATCAGCCACATCCATATCGCACTATAACCGATTATTCCAACCACAATGCTTGCGATTCTCAAGCCTAGCTTAATCTGTTCCATGCACATTCTCCTCTTCTAGCAGTTCAGGATTGTCAAATATGTTGCCGACAACACGAACATTGCACAAATATGCCCAGTATGCTAAATCGTGTCTGAGAAATTCTGAACCTTTCGTATTCCATTTAATTATAAATGCACCTTCTTCATACTTAATCACTCCATAATAGTATCCGCATTGCACAATATCGTTTTCCCAAAATTCCTCGCCTAATTCATTTATTAATCCTGTATACTGGCAAATCGTATTTTCGTCAATCAGAAATTCACCCTCAAGGCTTTTGTCGTAGATATAATTCTCGTCACTAAGATAGCCATGCACCCATGTTCCATTGAGATGCTCATTACCTGGAATTGCATGAATATGTTTCGCTCTGAAAAGAATTTCTCTATTCATAACTGTCAACCACCTCCAACCTTTTCAGATCCTCGATAAGCCAAGGTTCGGAGTCTTCCCATTTGACCATTGGGAAATCTACATTGTATTTTAGATGCAAACAAGAACAATTACGCCCTATCCAACTCAGAACGCCTTCTTCTTTATACGGCGTTAATCGGTATAAAAACAACTTACCGTTCTTATCTCTTGCGATACACTTATATTCTTCTTTAACATACTCCAAAAACACTCTATCACTCTTAGAAATAACGGGTAGTTCAACATATTCTGACTCGGCCCATTCTCTCCTTCTCTTATGGCAACCATGTTTTCCATAAAACGAACAATTACCGCAAGCAATACAATCGCACGAATCAACTTTTCCTGTACGCTTATCAACAGCAATACTTTTACCATCGCAAGCAAGCTCCACAATCTCTTTTGAACACTTCTCTTTATTCTTCATCTTTATTGCTCCTATCCTTATCGCACTCATCACAATCACCATTCGCAGCTCCGAAGCAACCGTAACAAGCATTTGTCTGCTCTTTATTTTCCATCTCTTCCACCTCGCTTAACAATTTCAATTGCCTTGTCAATAGCATTTGCAGTATTAAGATAAGCACAATCCTTATCTGCATCACCTGTATTTGCTATTGTGAAAAGTATCGCATCTTTAAATCTCTAAGCTCTCTTACAACCTTTTCCACATCAAACGCTGTCTGCTGTTCTTCTATTTCCATAAGCATGGATACCGCAATATCTGCCAACGAAACCATTTCATCTTCGTCTGGTGCTTTCGGTTTTAACCATTTCTCGCATTTTCTCATCAGTAAATCCGTATCAATCAGTCTTCCCATTGTCCGCCCTCCTGTTCCATTCCGCGATTACTTCATCCAAATTGTGCCCTGTCGGATAAGATGTTACCGGCACCGGACAGTCTGGATTATTGCATTTGATCATGTGCATTGCCCCACCGCTTGACCAATGTTCTATTATCGGTTTTCTTCCGCAGAGCGGACATAATTCTAATTTCTCCATTAATCATTCTCCTTTGTACGGCTCTGGTAGTGGCATCCAGGCATTCACAAAAAATCCATAGCTTGAATATGATTTTTCATCATCTCCCGAATAGAACGCTCCACCCTCGTCATTTTCTTCATATCGCGCGATATCGGGCATTGTGGAGTTTTCAAACGATACTAGTATATAGCTTTCATCTTTGGGAAGTCTCTCACTCACTGGAATCCACTTCCAACTTTCCAATGCAATAGCTATTTTCGCAAGTTCTACAGCGTCAACCCATTCTCCACTTTCTTCCCTGTCCTCAAGTTTCGCCAACTTCTCCATAGCTTCCGACAGCTTGTTCTTGTCTTTAATTACTGCTTTCCCACAGTGGTATGTTGTTAATCTCTCTTTCATTCCCTCACCTCTTCCAGCAAGCCATTCACAACCAATTCACACTCAATCTCGGTTGCTGTCCGCTTGTCACTGAATTTACAGTTTGGATTCTTGTGTATCCTTGCGTCTTTGATAGGCCATTCAGATTCCATGAAATGCTTACTGTCCACAAACATCACTCTGTGTCCGTTTTTCACGCAGAGATAGTAACTCTCTGCGCTTTTTGGAAGTCCTCGGCAAGGCTTGAATCCGAATCTAACAAACTCACTTGCCTTTACTACTGGTTTTAGTCTCATTTCTGTTCCCTCTCTCATACTTGTTACACACTTCCGGATTACAACCACGCTCGTGTCCGGTATGTATGATATAGTCGCAACCACTTCTTGCACCGGAAGCACGGTATTTACAAGTCTTGCAAAGATGCCTGTCTCCGTTGAAGCATTTCTTTTCCCTCTCAGATTTCTTAAGCTTCCCACCATATATTCCGACAGTTCCAAGATGGATTCCTGTCTCTTCCGAAATCTGCTTATATGTTTTTCCCTCTTTCATCATCTTTTTGATGATCGCTTTTTTCCCATCTGTCTCTTTCATTTCTCCCTAACCTTTCAAATCTCTTCATCTGCTGGAAATTGGAACACATACTTTTCAGCAATTTGATTTACAGCATTTCCGGTTAATGAAATTGACACTTTTGCTAAATTCTCATCTGTTTTTGGAATTACCAGCTTATTAAATTCGTACTGTGAATATTGCTCTCTGCACATTTCCATAGCTTTGATTGCTTTTTCTTCGGTGGAATAATTAGCTAAAATATAAACTCTATCTCCTTTGCCGAGGTCATTTCCTGGAAACGTTCCAATGATTGTTGCCATATTCCCTGAATACGGGGAAATTGCAATTAATTCATAAGGCGCATCCAGTAATCCGTTCTGACTAATGATTCTCATAGCTAACTCCACCTTTCGTATTCCATGCGCAAATGTCGCAATCCTCAGGACATACATTTGCCTTTATTGCTCTTTCGCACATCTCCATTTTCAATTTCCTATCATCCTCAATGTCTTTGATAAAACCTAGTTTCCTCAGGATTTTGTGAATTAGTGATTCCTTCTTCATCTTTAACCTCTTTTTCAACCAACAGTTATAATCGCTGGATTTACAACACCGTCACCGTCATATCCATATTCTTTGTTGTGCCACTTTCTTAGAAATTCTCCGTATTCCCAATATTGAGAAAGAATACTGACAGCTACTCCGTACATAAATCCTGTGATTCCCTCTGTATCCGATTCATAGCTCAGCCGCTTTGCATTATCAACAATAACTTTCATTTCGTCTTCTTCTGATGCTTTTATCTTCTCTTCCATCATTCCAGCCCATCTTTCAGCATATGCAAAACACGCTCTACCATATGGATCACTGTTTTTTTCATACCAGTCTTTATATTCCTGTTCTTTACCTTTTACTATTTTCATCTCAATCCATTTCTCCTTTTCTTCATCAGTTCCAGGATGCTTCCGGTTCTGCTTCGACCTCAACATCATCATCGTACATATCTATAATGTCTGTAATGTCGCAGAACGCTCGATCTAACCGCATCATGAAAATGTCAAATTCATCTACGTATTTTAATGAATTGATATCAAGTTCGCTCTTGAATCTCGTGATGCTGAATCTATTGTTTTTTAATTCATACAAGTGGATAACTTTTGTCAGTTTCTCATCCTCTTCGCATTTGAAAACTAAATCACAAAAACTTCCTCCGAATATGTTACCTCTTATATCTGCGGTTACTTCTGCTGTCACATTCTGATAACTCGGTCCATCATCTGTGCAGACTTCAAGTTCAGATGTATCAACATTATTGCTAACATATTCCTTATATTTTTCAAACACGTCTTTTAAGCTGATTACATCTTTATCCGGCTCTGTCATAAGGTTTTTGAAGTTTCCTAAGATTTCCTTGTTATCAATTAAATTTGTGCTATTGATAATTTCCGTAAGAACTGCGTCAAGTTTTACCGTATAATCATCCAAACTTACTCTCTCGATTGCTGGCATCATTACTTCCTTGACTTTTTCATCAATAACCTTTTTCGCTTCACCATTCCATTTAAACTGCTCTTCAATACTGCTTTTCAGTGCTTTGGTCACGGCATCAGACACAAGCTCTTCAACTGTTCCATCATTCAATTTATCTGTTACTGCTTTCGCTATTCTTTCTTCAAATGTACTCATAATTCGTTCCTTTCTCCCTACTATAAAGGCTTCTCCATAGTCACAAACATTTTATAACCTCTATATCTTCCACTGCTATACCATGTTACGCACGTATCTTGTTCCTTGAATCGATCTACAATTTCGAATCCAATATCTTTTAAAGCATCTATTTTCTTCTTATTTCCCTTTACCGCAATGGTCAAACCGGCATTTATAGCCTTATTACTTTCATTCACACCAAATCTTCCAAGTTTTAGATTTTCATCTATCTTTTTTAACTTTTCATTTAGCGCATCTATTTCTTTTTGATTTGTGTACTCCACGTTGTTTTCGTTCCTTTCTCCCATCTGCTATTCCTTTCTATCTTCAAGTGCCATCTCACTGAATCTCTTTAAAACATCAGGAATATTCATTCTCTCAATCGTTTCTTTCGCAAGATTCTCTTTCAACTTCTGTTCCAGTGACTTCACAAGACTTTCTTCTACTTCTCTTTTAGCGGTAGCAATCATGTTTTCTACTTTTGTACCAAGTTCTTTTTCCAAATATTGTCTCGTAATGAGATCGGCAGCAGATAGTTTTCTTTCACTGGAATAACTTGAAGCGCGTCCGTCTCTATCGTATCTCTTCTCTGTAAGAAACAATCCAAACCGCTTTCCTACATATTCAGACAACGGTATATATGCTACTTTGCTACTCCAAGAATCTTCTTTTACAGGAATCATAATCTCTGCAATCTTTTCTTCCGATACAGCCTTAACAAATTTGTCTACAGTATCTTGAATTGTTTCTTCTGCTTCAAGAATCTTATCTGCAATAGCCTTATCCACTCTCTGTACTGCTTCATCTGTTGCTTTTCTAAGAAGTGCATCCTTAACACCTCTTACAACCTGTTCTTTAATTTCTTCATCAATTGTGTATCCGGCTTCCTCGTCTACCCAATCAAGTTCTACCTCAATATTAAATTTTGCCATTATAATTCGTTCCTTTCTCCTTAAAAAAGCGTAAAAAAATACCAACCACCGAATAATTGATGGTTGGTAAATATTTACAGTTATCTGTCTTGATCTCCTAAATGGTGTTCTAACCAGTAGCTTCTAAATCTTTCTATTTGTTTTGTCAGCTCTTTTATATCTTCTTCGCTAAAATTGAATCTGGCAAACTCCTCTTTTGCATAAACAATGCTCTTTGTCTCTGCATGCCTTGCTTCGCTCGATAATTTATGGAATATTCCCCACGCTTCTTCATCTGTCACATCGTTTTTTAAACTTTCTTCAAAGTTTTTATATCTCGATTCCAATAACGCACTTCTTCCGTTACATTCCACGCACACATTAACTCCAAAAGCATAATATTTTTCGTTTATACGATAAATAAATGGATGCTGCTTAAAAAGTTTATCAATATAATCCATAACTACATTTCCTCCCGTACATTTATACGGAAATTATACCATTCCAACCATCAATATTCAATTGTCAAGGTACTGTTATTTGTTCCAAGTCAGAAGCTGACACGCTATCGTGCAATCTTCCATGACTTCTGTATTAATGTTTCCTCTGTTTGGTTCTAATTCATCCAGGAACACACCTTTGATGCAGCTGTGACCAATCTCACGCTCTTGTTTCGCTCTACGCTCAAAAATCTCTGGAAAATCTACTCGAATTTTATTCCAGTAACCCATGCCACCTTTCACGCAACCGATACAGTTATTATTCGGATAACCCATGTCATACATGATAGGTCTCTTAAGTCCTAACTTCCTTGCGATACCATGAGCTTCCTCTTTCGTGAGTCCGTTTTCAATGAGTGGAAACTCATGATCGTAGTCGCTTAATGCCTTGCAAATTCTGTCAGCTCTATTCTGTTCGTTGACATCATATCCCCAAACATAAGTGTGATGGTCGGGATTTTCTCTTTCCCATTTCATTCGCACTCTCTTCTTGAGCTTATCAGTACACGGAGCACCGAACGGAGTATTGATACATCTTGTTCTTTCAATCACATCGTCAACACCTTTGTATTCTTCAGATTGGATAATCTTTATTTCTCTTCCGAGTAACTTCTCGCAATCGTGTAAGAATCTCAAAGAATCAGGATGCTGATCTGGAACATGAGTATAAATAATCTCGTCTACATCCTTTGCTAAATAACACGCTACAAAACTGCTTATTCCTGTTGAAAACCAACATACTTTCATAACACCACGCTACAAATCCATGTATCGTGGATAGATTAACAATCGGCTTGGATGCATTATTAAGTGCTTATTTAGGCACAGCCACTCCGTCAATCTTTATGTACCAATTCACCATACTAATCTTGATACAACCTCGGTTTACCGAGGATTCGTTATTCCTTTCCTGTTGAAATTTCTTCTACAAATTCTTTTATAATCTCGCTATCTTTCATGTCGTTAGGAAGTATGAGTTTCCTATCGAAAATGTTTTCAAGCCATTCATCATTAATTCCGATTGTTGCATTCGGATATTCTTTCTTCTTCACTCAATCACCTACGCAAATCTTAATTGTTCTTCTGTATCATCAATGCTCATGTTCGGCATTCTCTCACCGACTTTCAGATACGGACAGTTTACTTCTACAAGCTTTTCTGCCATGATCGGAACAACACTGTTCCCAATTCTTGCAACTTGCTTTGCTATCGGATATTTCTTCCAGTTGTAATCCCTGTCGATAATGTAATCCTTTGGGAATCCTTGCATCAGCTTTAATTCTTCCGGTTTCAGCATCCTCAAAAAGATATCAGATATGATGTATTTCTCGCCCTCGATATCCAAGATTACATTCACAAGTCCAAACCGATCTTTTGTCGTGATCGTATCAAGCGGTCTATCCAAAGTCTGTCCACAGCCACCGCCGTAATACTTAATCAGAAATGCAGATACCAAACCGAAGTGTCCCGGAGAAGTTGTGATTGTATGTAATGGTTCATCACACCCCTGTCCAATCCCCGTCTTGTAATACTTCGTGATAAATGCTGTCACAAGTCCGTATCGGTTCGATGTATCAATCGTCTTGATCGGTTCTGTTAAAAGCTGTCCTCTTGAATCACCGGCTCTTGTCTCTCCGTGATACTGGATGATATATGCCAGTGCTTCTCCACCCCTCACGATATAAGGAGATTCTGCATCGATAATATATTTCTTAATGCCGTTCGCAATTCTCTTCTGTGTAGCTTCTGCAAGTGGCTTCTTGCGGTCAAATATCGAACTTCCAAGATCTGACCAGTCAATGTAATCTCCACAAGGTTTCCACTTCTTAAAGCCAATGCCGTCAGCACTGTGAGTTTGCTCTGGCCATCTGATTTCTTTTCCATCTCTTCGAAATACCGCATACCATCTCTTTCTTGTGGTTGGTGCTCCGTAGTCCGCAGCTATCAATTCTCTACTACCGAAACGATACCCGAGACTCTTCATTGCTGTAATGAATTTTTTATAATCCTCGCCTTTTTTCTCCGGTATCGGATAACCTTTTTCGTCCAACGGACCCCACTGTTGTATTTCTTCCACATTTTCCATCAACACCACATCTGGAAGAATCTCCTTTGCGTGTTTGTATACCGCCCACGGAAGAATCCGAAGTCCTTTTTCTCTCGGCTTGCCACCCTTTGCTTTGGAGTGGCTTGTGCAATCTGGACTTGCCCACATAAGAGCCACGTGCTGTCCTTTTACATATTTCTTCAAATTGACCTTAAAAATATCCTCAGTCAGATGAAGTGTGTCCTGATGGTTTGTCTTATGCATCAGAATAGCATCTGGATCATGGTTAATAGCTATGTCTACCGGTCTGCCGAGTGCCATCTCTATTCCTACAGATGCCCCGCCACCACCGGCGAAACAATCCACAATTAAGTCTTTCACTACTGCATACCTCCAATAAAATCAAATATATCCATTTGTCCCATCTGCTCCCATGTTTCTGTACCAATTCCGCATGTTTCTAACGCATCTTTATACTTCACCCCGTTGTTTTCAAGGTTCATACAGATTTCATAACATTTCGGGTGTGTTACGGACATTCTCTGGAATCTGTTTGGCTCTTCTTCCAGGTGCGCTCCGAATCCACAGAACATACATCCTGTTCGTTGTTCTCCTGTCGTATAATAGTTGCCTTGCTGATCTTGCTTAATATCTCCGTACACAGAGCATATTTCCACATCATTTTCGACCACGTATCTTAATACATCCTGTCTGTTCCAAAATCCTAGCGGCTGTGATTTAATTTTCTTCCCGTCATACACATTACAGCCTGTGCTTGCGTATAGATGCGCTCGCATGAATCCCTCATCCTGTGTTGTGCCGATATATGGTTTTCTGCCGGTGCGCTTTTCGTATTCTTTAAATGGTTTCTTCTTCATAATGTGACAGCACTTCTCAGATGTATCAAATTTTGCGTCCAACAGAAACTTCCATTTTTTTGCCAAAACTCCGAACTTTCCACGCTCGTCCCCGTTCAGCAGATAGTTTCTATACCGATCTGATAAGTTCCCGTGTCGCAACTTATGTATTTTCAATGCCGTTTCTTTCGACACAAGCGGGAATCCGTATTGGTCAACGACCTGTTTAAATGTAATCCTCTTTCCATCCTTTTCTCTCGGGTATATCTCTTCAAACTCTCCCGGTGCTTTCCTTGCAAATCTCACGATTTCTGGAAATTCTAAACCTGTATTGGAGAATACAGCCGGGACATCATTTCCTAATATTTTTCGGATCATATGTAGTAGCACTGTGCTATCAAGTCCAGCAGAATAGCTTAAATACACTTGCCCCTCCCAGTTGTAATGCCATTCTCTTATACGGGTTTCTGTAAGCCGTAGCTTTGTTTCATATGGCAGATATTTTCTTTGCGAGAACTGCCAGTCATTTAGTTTCAAGTCATCTTCTTGTATATACATCTTCTCGAAAGGAGCCGATATATCTTTGCCCGGCCGGAGCTCCGTCTCCTTTCTGTGAATTACATATTGTTTCTAAAAATTGCGTCTATATATCCAGTTTGCAGTTCATATGCCGGCATTACATCTTTTACCCATATAATCGCACCCTTTGGATGTTCGTACTTCCATTCTTCTTCCGTCAGTTTCACATTTCTCAGTACCCACGCATGAGGTCTTTTATACCTTTTCTTCAACTCTGAATAAGATATGTCAACACAGTGTTTTTCTCTTTCCTCAGACCAATCAGAACAGGATATTGGATATGTAGAGTCTATAATACATGTGCCTTTTACAAGGTTTGTCCCACTTTCCAGTAAATAGATCGGCTGTCCTATTTTCTTGGTATTACTACCTCTTATTTCAATAGTTTTCTTCCCACTAAGGATAAGATTTAACCATCTCTTTTTTACAATTAGTCCATCCATCATTTCACCTCATTTGCTACCTGGAATCCCATCCTTGCCACATTCCTTAGATTCTCTCTTATCAGTGCCTTGTTCGGACTTCTGTGTGTATCAAGAAACTCCCACAGCTCTTGCCTTTCAGTTGGTTCATTTGCAACGTAATCAGCCGTGTACTCATACTCAGCTTTTGCGACTTTCAAACACTGAATCATGTAATCTATCTTTTCTTCTGTGTTCATGGCTACTCCTTTACTCGGCAGATACCACATATTGTAGATATGTATTTGCCCTCGTGGTTTTCACAATATTCTTTCAGCACTCTTGCTTGCGCTTGATCCCATGTTTCACCGGACGGAACCTCTTCTTCATGTACGCATTTTCCATTACAGTCATTTCCAACAAGCACGCGAACCATTATGGCGCGCTCTGTCTCAATCGGCTTCTTCTCATGGTCTTTTTTGTACTGTTTGATGAGTTCAACAGCTCGTTCAGGATGTTTTTTCTCTAATTCATTACACGCAATACCCATACCGTTATTCTCGGAACTTAGCTTGCAATTATTGCAAAACTTTCCTGCACACATTTCACCATTAAGCCTAATTGCTTCCTCTGCTGTCAGTTCTTCCTCTACTAATCCCTCAAGCATTTCGTCTGTCCACTTATAGTCATCTTCTACAACTTCGTAGTAACCATCACGCACGGATGTAATCGTTACAATCTTTTTCTTTATCATTTCATCTATTGCGTATAAGCCGCCATACAGCACCGATATTTTAAAGTCACTTCTAACTTTTACCTTGTCTCCAACTTTGTATTTCATTTCGTGCCTCTCTTTCTCAATTTTTCTGACAGATTCTTTCTCTTCTGCTTCTTCTCTTCCCATCGTCTCAGGTACTCAATCTGCGCCTGATCCTCTTTCTCTTGTCTGTTCATGGTCTTTATCCCTTGTACAGATTCGGAATCGGCATCCATGCTGTAACTCTGTACAGTGAGCATCCACCGTGTCCGTTTGAGTATCTATCCCATTCGAGATAGCCATACTGTCTGTCAAGCCAGTGCTTTTCCTCATTCTCATCAAATACCTTGATATAACATCCAACGCTGTATTCTCTGTATCCGTTACCGCTCTTGGATGCGATTGTTGTAAGGACATCACTTTCATCTTCCGGGAGTCTTTCCGTAACAGGAATCCATCTACGATCCTCATCGGCATCATCAATCTTGCACATCTTCTCGACATACTTTCTGACAGCCTCTGTTGTGAGCAGAATCCCTTCATCCTTGCGATCAGGGTTCAGCTCATCCGCTCTTTCTCCCTTTAGTTCTTCCTCAGCTTCATTCAGCCATGAAAGAAACTCTTCTGCATCAATCGTTTTCCCCATCTCTTCTCCTTTCGCTTTTCGCAACATATTCTCCGTAGCTCATACCATGCTGCTTTGCTTCAGCTGCGACTCTTACTAATTCGCTTCGATACTTCGGTTCTTTTGCGCCTTTTACTTTCTTCGGTTTGGCTTGCTTTCGTTTCATTGCCAGTTCCTTTTTCTGTTCAGGACTCAAGGCTCTGTATCTTGCCTTTCCTCTCTCACAACACTGTCTTCGGCTTCTTTCTTCTCCGCAAGCCTTGCTACAACACTTCTTCCGGTTGCCGACTATCTCAAATTCTTTTCCGCAGACTGAGCATACCGCCCAGCCACTTTTTATCTCTGCCATTCTTAATCACCTTCCAAGTAGCTTGCTCTCCAAATCATCCATGTCATACTGTCTTCGCTCAAAGTTGTTATTGTTCTTCGTTAGTTTCTTATCGTGCCGTTCATCATACTTTCCTTCAAGCACCTTCACAAAGTTGTTCGGATTGATGAACCAATCAAAGTTCAGTGAGAACCTTGTATCTGTCTTTCCCTGAAGGAAGTCACTCTGTTTGACCTTATCAACAGCTTGTATCACTTTCTCTTCTCCGAATTGCTCAAGTAAGGCAATCAGTGAAGTACATCTCTTAGAGCCTTGATTGATCCGGTAAATCATTTTGATACCGTAAGGCTCTAGCTGATTCCATGCATCGATGATGGATTGAATGCTATGCTGCTTTATAGATACGTTAGTATCTATATATTCTTTCTTTCTTCCTTTCTTCCCTTCTTCTATTGTTGTCACTTGCTTGTCACTTGCTTGTCGGTTGCTTGTCGGTTGCTTGTCACTTTGCGTGTCACTCGATTGATATGAACAGTAATTATTTACCGTAAATACGCTGAATTTGTTATATTTTTTGCTTGTCACTTCGCCTGTCGATTCTAGGTGTTTTATTGCTGTTCTTATCTCTCTAACTGAAAGGTTAGTTTCTTCAGATAATTTGGCTAAAGAAGATACGAATGACCCCCTTTTTATCTCAATTCCTAAGAAAAATCCGTCCTTCCAGTTCGCTTTTAAAAGCATGTGTATGAACAATCTGGAAGTGTTTTTGTCTTTGTACCACCCCCACTCAAGAAGTGACCGATTAATCTTTATGTAATCGCCTTTCATATAATTTCATCCAATCTTCCATTGTCATTGTGACCAGCCAATCCTTGTGATTCTTCCTATGCATTACCGTAGGCATTTCGCCCTCTCTCGCATCGTTTATGGACTGTTCCACAGCTTCATAAATGTTAAGCTTCTATACCCTCTTGCACTCGATATGGATGCCAGGAAGACCGACTACATCTGCATCTCCATTGGATCCACAGAACTGCTGCCCTCTCCGGCAATCATATCCGTATCTGTCTTTAAGCAGATTTGCTAACTCTCTTTCTCCCTCTTTCCCTTTTCGGTTTGAGTTCATCTGTGTCTACCTCCATGTTGCAATTCTTGGCTGTTCGCCTTGCTGTTTTTAATGCCCAGCCGATACTCTTCAGCCGGCTTTCTTCTTGTCTGATGTACTTCATCAGCATCATTCTCTCTTCTAAGATGTTCATGTCTGGAACGAAGTACCCTCTTCCATCTTGCATGTTGAGAATCGGTATATCTCGTCTTGCATAATGGATCATGTCTCTTATCGTTCTATCATCTATACCGGTCAGATCAGACAATTCAGCTCTTGTGATTGCTCTGTCATGTCCGGTTCTGATGTAATCTAATATGTCAATATCGTAAGTCTGCATTGTTCTCCTTTCTCTCCCCGGACAAGCCGAGGAGACGAATCATCATGGCTCTGATTAAGGATTGTGACATACTGTTTCAGTCAGCCATTAGGAGTTTATATATCAACCTTATCCGCTAGGTTAATACCGGTTATAGCCAAGACTTTCCGAATACCTCTCTGAACTCTTCTCTGCTGCCTATATGCTCTTCGAAATATCGTTGAGCCATCTGCTTAAGCTCCAAGTCCAGTCCATGATTCGGATTGTCATGTACGCTCCCCTTTTGAAATTCATGGAGATATGGTGCAAGGGGAATAACAAATCCGTATCTCTCAGATGTCTTTCTTCTGCTGCCACAAAAGATATGGTGTATGTGTGGATGAGGATATCCAGTGAAGTAACAGTGGTCCATATCATCAGTGAACACACTTTTCAATCGTTTAGCCAATGTCCACACCATACTTTTCTTTCAGAATTCTCTTTTCATCTGGTGTAGCAATCTCTCTTTCAGATATTCCAGCTTCTTTGCAACTTGTAATCAGTCCGTCAATTAATCTTGCCATCTCCGCGCTATCATAAGTATGAGATCCTCTCAGAAGCTTATAGGTCCGATATATAATCCCATCATTTCCTTCTCTTATCTGGGAAGTTGGTTGTAAGTGATAATCCGTGGCATTCCTGACTTTTCTTTCAGCTTCTTCCGTATCTGGGATTGTCATATATACCGCTTTTCCTTCGAATATCTCTGGCTGACCATACCGGCACAACATTAGATTATGTGCTTCTGGATTTGACAGGCTTATTGCTTTTGCAAACTTACCGAGCAGCACCCAGTAGTAGGCATTCGCATCAAGACTCCTTTTCCTTCTGTATCGCTTGATTTCAAGGCTTAACTTCTCACAGTCTTTCAATTCCTCATATGCCTGTGTAAAGTCTTCCTGTGGCTCAAATAGAATGGTCAACCGCCGTGTAGCAAAGTCAATAATTGGCTCTTTTAACTTTCCGGTGAACTTCATTTATACACTACAACTCTCCTTCAACTCTTTTACGTGATCAAAAGCATTCTTATACTGGTTAATCGTCAGCGCTTCTATTTTCTGCACTTTATACAATACAAGTACTTTACTTTCATCAATTCCATTTTCAGTAAACAAACTCCGAAGAGAATTAATATGATTTTGATTAATCTTTATATTGCTGCTTGTACTCTTCCCATCTTTCCGATCAGACTTGTCTTGATTCTTCTGCTTTTCATATTCATCAGAATCAGGATCTTTCACATCATCCAAAAGAAACAAACCATTCAATGCGTATTTTCTTGCATAGCTGGATACTGATCCAGTAATCTGCGCTTCATCCATTCCTTTCTTTTCCTCTGATTCTCTCGCATAAGCAGTTACAGAAATCTCCTCATCTGATTCGCAATCAACCAAAGTTGCTGTGGCTTTTATATACACCTTCCCAACAACTTCCACAATTTCGTCTTTCAGCGTCAGAAAGACCTTTAAATCCTTTTCATATTTCTTAAATTCAGCAAGAATCGTCTCCGCATTTCGATAATAGAATTTACCAAATTTGTTATATTGATCTTTGGGAACTTTCATATCCTGCTGCAGTTTGGATAACTTTTCTCCAATCTCCATCAAACATCCTTCCTTTCGAAGTAAACACCAAAACTTGTCATTGCCTGTTCGATATCTTTAAGTTCCTCTTCTGTAGCAACAACGGTGTAAATTACCTTCTTAGACTCTTCGCTGCTCAAGAATCTTGCCTGTTCCTCATCTACTTCTTTCAGCTTTTCAACAGTCTCTTTCTCCGCTTTTCTTTTGATTTCCTCTTCTTCGAGAATTCTTCTACGTTCTTCAAGACGGATGCGTTCTCTTTCAGCTTCCAATTCTCTTTCTCTTCTGGCAGCTTCTTCTGCTTCTTTTCTCTTAAGGATCTCTGCTTTCTGAATTTCGTAATCACTAAGGTACTTAATTGCTGATGCCAGATTGTTGTTTTCCATATAGAAGTTGAGAGCAGTTTCTTCTTTTTCTGATCTCATGGCTTTGATTGCAGTGATATCAGCGTTTGTGATTGCAACTTTGCCAGTAAGTTCTTCTCTAATGTCTTTCATTTTTGTGCCGGCATTCGTCCACTTCTTTCCGTAGATACGCTCCAATGGAATGTAGTCTTTCAATTCTTCCGGTACAATTTCTTCATAAGCAAGCCGGATCTCTTCTTTACGTTCATTGATACGCTTCTCTTCGAATTCTTTTACCTTGTAATCGATTAGTGTGATTGGCTCATCAATCAATGTAATAAGTTCCTTTACCTTAGCTTCGAACTCATCATAAGGCTTCATATATTCTTTCTTCACTTCAATTCTTCTCTCGTTTACTGCTGCCTTTTTCTTTCTCAGCTCTGCGAGGTCTTTCTTCGCATTCTTTTTTGTATCTTCCGTAAACTCTTTACTTTTATATTTCTCAAGTTCCTGTGACACCTGGTTCTTAAATTCATCAAAGTTAGCTGTGATTTCTCCAATACTCTGTACCACATTAAATTTCAGTTCGTTCATCTTTCATTTCCTCCGCATTGTAATTGTCTGCAAATCTCTTATGCATCTTATGTTGTGTGATTCCTAATTCATCAAAGGACAGTTCCTCATGCTCCCAAACTGAAGGCTCTTCGTGCTTAACCGGAAGTCCAATAATTGCTTTCACTGTGTCCAGCTTGATATATCCGTTTTCTTCATTGCTGATGTAAGCTTTGAGCGTTTCCATTCGTGCATCTGTTTTGCACAGCTCTTCAAATTTTGAAACGCTTACTTCAAGTGTTTTTTCTAACAACATTGCTTTCTCCTTTCACAGTGGCAGTTCTTGTACTAATTGCAGAACAAGTGTGCTAATTGCAAGAAGTTTTTCGTCAACGTCTCTATCTCCATGCACGTACCGTTCTACGTTTGCGAAAATGTATGCTGATGCTTTCATAATCAAATCTTCGTCTTTGACACCATCCATGTCACAAAACTCTGATGCAAATATTGGAATGATTGCGTTCAGCTTATCCAAAGTTATGGTAAAATTATCTTTTTTCATTGCTTTCTCCTTTTTAAATTGCTATTATTAAGTTGGTTAATTACCTAAGCGCCTAAAGATTTTCCGTCTTTCCCGGGCGCTTATTTTAATATCCGAAGATAACCCATGTTGCGATACTTAAGAAGATTACCAATCCCATCGCAACTACGGTCTTAACAGCAGACTTTTTTTCTTCTCTGTCATCATGCTCAATTCTTCTTGGCTGTCTCTTGGTATTAACTATCTGGATTGCTCTTCTTTGGATGTCGATCATATCGATCTGATTCATTTTTCTCACCTTCTTTCTTGTATGATATACACGGATAACCTCTGCTTCTCTCTATGCAGTGTTTCCTTTTTCTACAATTGCGACAGTTCATATTCTTCTCTGCCTTCCATTTTTCTTACTAACACCATTGCTTCTACCGGATCATATTCAGGCACATACTTTTTCGTAGCACCTTCGAGATGTTTGAAGAACCGGTTGTAATCTGCGTAGACCGCTTTGTCGATGTATCTGTCAATGATCGCATCTTTTGGATACCGACCTAGCTTGATCTGATTCATGATTCCGTATTTCCGATTCTTAACAGTTCCCATTGATTGACCGTAAGCTTCTTTAAAGTAAGATGTCTTTGCGTATCTGTTCACTGGCTTTCGTTCTTCTTTGACAGCTTCAGCAATCAGAGGAAGTAATTCTTGGATACGTTCCAGTTCTGCAACGGCTTGTGCTTTTGTCATCTGCATTTTTTCTCTCCTATCCAATTGGCTTTCTCCTTCCTACTCTTCAAGGAAATACTCAATCGGAACACCAAAATATTTTGACAAAATAAGTAATTTGTCGGCTTTAGGAACATATACGCCATTTTTCCAACTGGACAAAGTTGCCGTGGAAACCCCTGTATCTTTCGATACTTGGTATGGTGTTTTGTTCGTTTTATCCAATAATAATTGGAATTTTTCGTACACTATTACACCTCCTTAGATATTGACACTATCTAAGGTTTCTTATATAATCAAAGTACCATCTAAGTTATTTAAGAAACCTTATATTGTTTTAACTTAGTTATCTAAGCTATATTCGTATATTAGCATAGTTTTCTTAGCTTGTCAATACCACTTAGCATGGATTTCTAAGTTATTTAGAAAGGAAAAACTATGTATGAAAAATTCGAAGAATTACTAAAGAAAAATAATGTGACTGCTTATAGAGTTTCAAAAGAAACAGGAGTAACAACAGCCACACTTACCAGTTGGAAGCAAGGCAAATATACTCCAAAAATGGAGAAGTTACAGAAAATAGCGGACTACTTTGGAGTCCCTACAGAATACTTTACTGGCGAAGAAAAGAAAGAAGATCCTTATGCACTTACTTCCAAAGACGAAAGAGACATTGCAAAGGATTTAGAGAATCTCCGTGGAAAATTAATGAATGGTGCAGATGGTCCGCTCTCCTACGAGGGTGAACCTATTCCGGAAGAAGACACAGAACTGCTTCTTGGACAGATTGAATTAATGATGCGCCGATTGAAACCTATCAATAAGGAAAAATACAATCCTAACAAGAACAAGAAGTAGGTGTTGCAATTGAAAGCACATGATGTTAAGCACTTAGTTGCTTATTACGTCAAAAAATATGATACTAAAAACCCTTTTAGGCTTGCAGAATATCTGAATGTTGAAGTTCAGACCGGTCCGCTTGGATCCCGCGCTGGATGCTATATGTTCCTTAAGAACCATAAGTGTATCTTCCTTAACGAAGATCTAGAGGAACATGAAAGAACTCTTGTCATGGCTCACGAACTTGCTCATTCGATTATGCACCGAAAGGAAAATTGTTATTTCATTAGAAACAAGACTCTTCTGCTGACTTCCAAGATGGAAATTGAAGCGAATACTTTTGCAGCAGAACTGTTGATACCAGATGAACTGATCTATGAGAATCCTGGAATGTCCAAAGAACAAATAGCGCGCTTGTCTGGATATAATGAAATGATTATGAAATTTAAAGAACTGTAATTGCGAGGTTATTAT